AATTGAATATCTATCTTTAAGACAAGCGGCATTAGCTTTTGGAGTCCATAAGAATACTATAAAAAAATTATATTATATTAAATAAAATGGATATTAAAGAAACAAAAAATAATATCATAAAAGCTGGGCACAAAGCAGTATTGGAGTTAATCAAAGTAGCTGAAGAAGCTATCTTAGATAATGGCGAAGACGATTTAGCGGCAGACAAATTAAAGAATGCGGCTGCAACTAAAAAGCTCGCAATATTCGATGCATTTGAAATACTTACAAGAATCGAACTCGAAGAAAGAATATTAAACGACGAGGAAACAGCAAAAGATACTGCACAAAAAGTATTTAAAGGTTTTGCAGAAGGGAGATCTAAATAATGTACGAACAAAATTTATTTAGAGTTGTACCCAATTACGTTAAGCAAAGCGTTATAAAGCAAAACAATCGTAATAAAAAATGGGCATATGGATATAATAAAGACCATGATATGGTTGTTATTAGTAAAACTGGAAAGATTGGTGAGATATATGAAATCCAAAATTTAAAGATAGCCTTACCTGAAGTAGAAAAAGTATATTCTAGATCTAATAAAAAAGAAGAACAGTATTGGGAAAAAATAGAATACCCAAAAGAGTTAGATAAAATAAAGAATGTATTTGATTGGAATAAATATCCAGATCATTTTAAAGAGCAGTGGTACGATTATGTAGATGCTGAATTTAAATATAGAGATGAAGGTGTATACTTTAATAACAATGGAATACCAACCTATATAACCGGCACACATTATATGTACTTGCAATGGAGCAAGATAGACGTAGGTGCGCCAGATTTTAGGGAATCAAATAGATTGTTCTTCATATTTTGGGAAGCTTGTAAAGCGGATACAAGATGTTATGGAATGTGTTATTTAAAGAATAGACGTTCCGGATTTTCATTTATGTCTTCTGCAGAATTAGTAAACCAAGCAACTATATCAAGCGACTCAAGATTTGGTATATTATCAAAATCTGGACAGGATGCTAAAACAATGTTTACAGATAAAGTTGTTCCAATCTCTATTAACTATCCTTTCTTTTTCAAACCAATACAAGACGGTATGGACCGTCCTAAAACAGAATTAGCATATAGAGTTCCGGCTTCTAAATTTACAAGAAGAAAATTAGATGCAAACGAAACTGCTATAGAATTAGAAGGATTAGATACTACAATTGACTGGAAGAACACCGGAGACAACTCTTATGATGGGGAGAAATTAAAGTTACTCGTACATGATGAAAGTGGTAAATGGTTAAAGCCGGATAATATATTAAACAACTGGCGTGTTACAAAAACGTGTCTTCGATTAGGTAGTAGAATTATTGGTAAGTGTATGATGGGATCAACATCAAACGCTTTAGATAAAGGAGGAGATAATTTTAAAAAATTATATTATGATTCCGACGTTACGAAAAGAAACCGCAACGGACAGACTAGCTCAGGATTATATAGTTTGTTCATACCTATGGAATGGTCCTACGAGGGATTCATTGATACTTATGGCTTACCTGTCTTCGATACTCCAAAAACCCCGATAAAAGGTGTTGATGGAAATTGGATTGAATATGGTGTTATCGAACACTGGCAGAATGAAGTAGATGGTTTAAAAAGCGATCAAGATGGTTTAAATGAATATTACCGTCAGTTCCCAAGGACAGAACAACATGCATTTAGAGATGAAGCAAAGCAATCTTTGTTTAATCTTACTAAAATATACGAACAAATAGATTACAATGACGACCTTAGAAACTCAAGTGTTTTAACGCGAGGTAGTTTTCAATGGGAAAATGGAATACAAGATTCACAAGTAATTTTTTATCCAAATAAAGATGGAAGATTTTTAATTTCTTGGATACCACCTAAACATCTTCAAAACCGTGTAATTATAAGGAATGGGCTTAAATACCCAGGCAATGAACACTGTGGCGCATTTGGTTGTGATAGTTATGATATATCAGGAACAGTAGACGCAAGCAGAGGATCTAACGGAGCGCTTCATGGATTAACAAAGTTTACCATGGAAGATGTTCCTCCTAATCATTTCTTTTTAGAATATATTGCAAGACCTCAAACAGCTGAGATGTTTTTTGAAGATGTTCTTATGGCTTTGGTGTTTTACGGAATGCCTATATTAGCAGAGAATAATAAGCCAAGACTTTTATATTATTTAAAAAGAAGAGGTTATAGAGGGTTTTCAATAAATAGACCGGATAAAGTTTGGAATAAATTATCACCAGCTGAAAAAGAAATAGGTGGAATACCAAACTCCTCACAAGATATAATGCAAGCTCACGCTTCGGCTATTGAGACATACATAGAAAATAATGTTGGTTATAATAATGAACAATATGGTAGTATGTATTTTCAAAAAACATTGGAAGATTGGGCAAGATTTAACATAAACAATAGAACAAAACATGATGCTTCTATTAGTTCGGGGTTAGCAATAATGGCTTGTAATAAACATTTATATGTTCCTACTACACCTTATGAAAGACCTAAGTTTGGATTAGGATTTAAAAAATATAACAATAATGGAGACTCCTCCGAAATAATATAATAAATGATTTATACCAATAGTAACAGTTCTTTCCCAAGTCAGGTTGTACCGGATGAAGAAAAACAAAGTCTAGAATATGGCACATTAGTTGGGCAGGCTATTGAATACGAATGGTTCAATGGTAACTCTGGAACTGGTGGAGCCAATGGTAGATGGAATAACAACTGGCAAAGATACCATAATTTAAGATTATACGCTAGAGGAGAACAAAGTGTTCAAAAGTATAAAGATGAAATGGCTATTAATGGCGATTTATCTTATTTAAACATAGACTGGAAACCAGTACCTGTTATACCTAAATTTGTTGATATTGTTGTAAATGGAATATCAAGTAGAAATTATAAAGTAAAAACTGTAGCTCAAGATCCAGCTTCGGTTTCCGCAAAAACAAAATACACCCAAGCACTTACAAATGATATGCAGGCTAAAGAGTTGCTTGCGCAATTGAAAAGCAAACTTGGGGCTGACTTATACCAATCTGCAAACCCAGACTTATTACCTGAAGACGACGAGCAGTTAGCATTACACATGCAACTTTCTTACAAACAAGCGGTAGAGATTGCAGAAGAAGAATTAATTAGTAATTTCTTAGCTAATAATAAATATGATTTAATTAATAAAAGATTAAATTACGATTTAACAGTTTTAGGAATTGCTTGTGCTAAAACAAGTTTTAATAAATCTAATAGTATTGAAATTGAATACGTAGATCCAGTAAATCTTGTTTACTCTTATACAGAAGATCCTAACTTTTCCGATATATATTATGTTGGGGAAGTAAAATCTATTGGATTGCAAGAATTAAAAAAAGAATTTCCTGATTTGGATGTTGAAGAACTAAGAGAAATTGAAAAGTATCAAGGTAATACAAGTTACACAAGAAATTTCAATGGATCATATCAAGATGGAAACATTGTACAAGTACTATATTTTGAATATAAAACATATTCTAATCAAGTATTTAAAATAAAACAAACAGAGCAAGGTTTAGAAAAAGCCTTACAAAAAACGGACTTCTTTAATCCTCCTCCAAGTGATAACTTCGAGGTTGTATCTAGAAGTATCGAAGTATTATATTCAGGAGCAAAAATATTAGGGCATAACCAAATGCTTAGATGGGAATTATGTGAAAACATGACTAGACCATTATCAGATACTACAAGAGTAGATATGAATTATGCTATTATAGCTCCTAGAATGTACCGCGGTAGAATTGAATCATTAGTAAGTAGAATTACTACATTTGCTGATATGATTCAACTAACGCATTTAAAATTGCAACAGGTATTAGCCAAGATGGTGCCAGATGGAGTTTTTGTAGATGTTGATGGATTAGCCGAAGTTGATTTAGGTAATGGTACAAATTACAATGCTGCCGAAGCATTAAATATGTATTTCCAAACAGGTAGTATTGTTGGTAGATCAATGACCCAAGACGGAGGATTGAATCAAGGTAAAGTGCCTATTCAAGAATTACAAACATCAGCGGCTGGAGCAAAAATACAATCTTTAATTACAGCTTACCAATATTATCTACAAATGATCCGTGATGTAACGGGATTAAATGAAGCAAGAGATGGAAGTATGCCTAATAGAGATTCATTAGTTGGATTACAAAAAATGGCTGCTGCTTCATCAAATACCGCAACAAAACATATATTAGATGGAAGTTTATTTTTAACTTTAAGAATATGTGAAAATATATCAAAGAGAGCAGCGGATGCATTAAAGTTTCCTATAACTGCAAATGCCTTAAGAAACAGTATATCTTTATATAATGCAGAAACACTTAAGGAACTAGAGCAATTAGATATTCATGACTTTGGTATCTACTTAGAAGTAGAACCGGATGAAGAAGAAAAAGCACAGTTAGAACAAAATATACAAGTTGCATTACAATCAGGTGGTATTGATTTAGAGGATGCTATTGATATTAGAGAAATCAATAATATCAAACTTGCTAATCAGGCGTTGAAGTACAAACGTAAACGTAAGATGATGCAACAACAAGCAATGCAACAAGCGAATATTCAGGCTCAAGCGCAAGCAAATTCTCAAGTAGCAGAATCTGCAGCAATGTCAGAAGTTCAAAAGCAACAAGCATTATCTCAAACACAAATACAAGTAGCACAAGCTAAGAATCAATTTGAGATAGAAAAGATGGAGTATGAAGCTAGATTGAAACAACAACTAATGGAATTGGAGTTTCAATATAATATGCAGCTTGCTCAATTACAATCACAAGCCATAACTTCAAAAGTACAAATGGCAGAAGATAAAAAAGATCAAAGAGAAAAATTAAGAGGATCAATACAATCTGAATTAACTAATCAAAGAAAAAATAATTTACCCCCAATGGACTTTGAGTCAGCAGGGATGGATAATTTAGATGGGTTTGATTTATCCCAGTTTGGACCAAAATAAATTTTTATTAACCAATTTTATAATATTATATCATGTCAGAACCTGTAAAACAAGAAGGGGAATTTAAATTAAAAGCTAAAAGAGCTACCCCTAAAAAGTTAACAAAATCAGATGAACCTACAAAAGTAGATTTATCAGCTGCAAAACCAGCAGAAGAAATAACAAAAGTAGTAATACCTAATCAACCAGAAGATGCCATTCAAGAACCAAGCACAGAGAGCAGCGTGTTACGCACAGAACAGCCCGAAATGGGATTGCAAGAAGTGGGACAAGGAAACGAAGGGACCATTGAAAATGTTATTGAAGAAATCAGTGAACAAGAAATAGTTCAAGAAGTTGAAAATGTTACAGCAGAATTAAACCAGCATATTGAAGAACAAGCAACAACAGGTAGAAAATTACCAGAGAATGTAGAAAAGCTTGTTAGTTTCATGGAAGAAACTGGGGGAACTGTAGAAGATTACGTAAGACTTAATGCTGATTATTCAAACACAGATAGTGATACCTTATTAAAGGAATACTATAAACAAACAAGACCACATTTAAACATGGAAGAAATTGACTTCTTAATTGAAGATACTTTTGACTATGATGAGGATATAGATGACGAGCGAGATGTCAGAAAAAAAAGACTCGCATTTAAAGAGGAAGTTGCAAAAGCCAAAACTTATTTGGAGACAATCAAAAGTAAATACTATGACGAAATTAAATTACGTCCTGGTGTTAACCAAGAACAACAAAAAGCTATGGACTTTTTCAACCGATACAATCAGGATCAACAAAAAGCAGAGACGCAACATTCTAAGTTTAAAGCTGAGACTAAAACATTGTTTACCCAAGAATTCAAAGGTTTTGATTTCAATTTAGGTGAGAAAAGTTTTAGATATGGAGTTTCAAACCCGGAAGCGGTAGCTGAAAAACAATCCAATATCACCAATCTTATTAAGAAGTTCTTAAATGAAGATGGATCGGTTAGAGATGTTAAAGGATACCATAAAGCGATGTACGCTGCAGAGAATGCTGATACTATTGCAAAACATTTTTATGAGCAAGGCAAAGCCGATGCAATTAAAGAGGTTGTTGCCAAATCTAATAATATAACCACAACTGCAAGACAATCTCCTGCAGATAATGGATTTGTTAATGGATGGAAAGTAAAAGCGATTAATGGTGTTGATTCTACAAAATTAAAAATAAAAAGATAATTAACAATTAAAAAAAACTAAAGGATTATGTCAAATGTACTTCCTGTGTACGGTTCAATTAAACCGTCTCAAAAACAACAAGCCTTAGAAACCAACTATTTAAATTTTACTGATGGTTCTGGCAACGATTTCGCACAACAATATTTACCAGAAATCTATGAAGCTGAAGTAGAGCGTTATGGAAATAGAACTCTTTCTGGTTTCTTAAGAATGGTAGGAGCTGAAATGCCTATGTCTTCTGACCAAGTAGTTTGGTCTGAACAAAACCGTTTACACATTGCTTACAAAGAAGTAACTTGTGATAGTGGTACTCAATTAAGTTTTGTTACTGATTCTACAAATGGACCAAACTTCGTAAACAACGTAATTTCTATTGGACAAACTTTAGTAGTTATGAGTCCTTCTACAGGAAAAGAACTTAAAGTTTATGTTACTGCTTCTACTGCAGATGCTACAACAGGAACTGGTGGAGCTACTAACCCAGCATTACTTACTGTTAAGCCATATACTCAAGCTACTTTAACAGGTGGACCAGTAGATTTTACAGGTGCTACAGATCTTAAAATCTTTGTTTATGGATCTGAATTTAGAAAAGGTACTACTGATGCTTCATTAAACTCTGTAACTCCATCATTTACACAATTTAGTAACTCTCCAATCATTATTAAAGAAAGATACCAAGTATCTGGATCTGATACTGCTCAAATTGGATGGGTTGAAGTTGCTACTGAAGATGGAACAGGTGGTTTCTTATGGTACTTAAAAGCTGAATCTGAAACAAGATTACGTTTTGAAGATTACTTAGAAATGTCTGTAATTGAGGGTGAATTAGTTTCTGGATCATCTACTTTAGATACTGGAAATGGTCTTAAAGGAACTCAAGGTTTATTCGCTGCAATTAAAGAAAGAGGTAACGTAGTTAACAACTTTACTGCTGCTGCGGGATTATCTGATTTTGATTCAATCTTGAAAAACTTAGATACTCAAGGTGCTATTGAAGAAAACATGTTATTCTTAAACAGAGCTACATCTCTTGATTTTGATGATATGCTTGCTTCTTTATCTTCTGGAGCTGCTGGTGGTGTTGCTTACGGTTTATTTGAAAACTCTGAGCAAATGGCGCTTAACTTAGGTTTCTCTGGATTCAGAAGAGGATCTTACGATTTCTACAAAACTGACTGGAAATACTTAAATGATGCTTCTACTCGTGGTGGTATGGTTAATACTTCTATTGATGGTGTATTAGTTCCAGCTGGTACTTCTACAGTTTACGATCAACAATTAGGAACAAACATCCGTCGTCCATTCTTACACGTTCGTTATAGAGCTAACCAAGCTGATGACAGACGTATGAAATCTTGGATTACTGGATCTGTTGGAGGAGCTTACACATCTGATTTAGATGCAATGCAAGTTCACTTCTTATCAGAAAGATGTTTAGTAACTCAAGGAGCTAATAACTTCGTATTGTTTACAGCTACTGTATAACAACTAAGTGGTAATTACCCTCGTTGAACTGACGGGGGTAGTTATTACTCTTTTAAAACAATTATTAAATTATATTATATTATGGCAACAAGACCAAACACAAAAGCAAAAGAAATTTTAGTTGACGAAGAAATCGCAACACAAGAATATACCGAAGTGGTTGAAACTCCAAAACCGGTAAAAAAAGAACCACAAAAACCAACTTGGGAAATTAAAGACCGTACCTATATTATAGCGGACAGTCATGCTGGTTTAACGTATACTTTACAAAGCAGACACTCAGTTAGATACCCTTTATTGTGGTTTAATCAAGAAACTGGTGAGCAAGAAGAATTACGTTATGCAACAAATCAGAATTCTCCATTAGTTAGTGAACAAAAAGGACAATCTACATTAGGACATATTATGTTTGAAAATGGAGTTCTTAATGTTCCAAAAGAAAGACAAAACTTACAAAAATTATTATCTATTTATCATCCAGCTTTAAATAAAAAGTATACAGAATTTAATGCTGTTGCAATTGCTGAAGATACATTAGATGATCTAGAATTAGAGGTTCAAGCAATGAACGCTGCATTTGATATGGATATTGATATGGCAGAAGCTATTGTAAGAGTTGAAGTAGGATCAAGAGTAAATAAAATGAGCTCTAAAGAAATTAAGAGAGACTTACTTTTACTTGCTAGAAAAAATCCAGCATTATTCTTAGACTTAGCAAATGATGAGAATGTTCCATTAAGAAACTTAGCAATTAGAGCATCGGAGGTAGGGATTATAAAATTATCACAAGACCAAAGAACATTTACTTGGGGAGAGAACGGAAGAAAATTAATGACCGTTCCGTTTGATGAAAACCCATACTCAGCAATGGCTGCATTTTTCAAAACAGATGAAGGCGTAGAAATCTTTAAGGCAATAGAGAAAAAACTTAAATAATACGTAATACTAATATATAGGCGGTGGCTGAGGTTACCGCCTAAATATTATAATAAAGATACAAGATGGCAATAAATGTAGATACAGTTTATAGAACTGTTTTATTAATAGTTAATAAAGAACAAAGAGGTTATTTAACCCCTGATGAATTTAATAAAACCGCAACACAAGTTCAACTTGAAATATTCAATGAGTATTTTGAGGATCTTAATCAACAAATACGTTTGCCAGAAAACGATAGTGAATATGCTAATCGTAATAAAAACTTACAAGAAAAAATAGCAATTTTCCACGAAGATGGTGATTGTCAATATATTAATGGATATTTTAATGTTCCATCTACATCAAATGTTTCTTCTAGTGAAGCAGTAACTTCAGTAGGAAGCTCTACAAGTTATACATTAACGGTTTTAACCGCGTCACAATTAGCATCAGGATTAGTAACGATTTCATTTGATGGAATTTTGCAAGACGATTCTACTTGGAATATTAATGGTAATGTATTAATATTAACAACACCTCCGACTGCAGGTACAAATATATTAATATCAGTTTACCCTTACGATTTTTATAAATTAGGTACTGTTATTTATAAAGGAGAAAAAGAAGTACAATATGTACAACCTAATGAATTATTAGAACTTAATCTATCTCCATTAACAAAACCATCATTATACTGGCCTGTATATACATATAAAGATTTTAAAATTAAAGTATATCCAACAACTATTACAGGGAATAATATAATTTCATGTACCTACTTAAGAAAGCCTTTAAATCCATCTTGGAATTTTACAATTGGGTCAAGTTCTCAATATATTTATAATCCGAATACTTCGGTGAATTTTGAATTACATCCAATTGAACAAACAAATTTAATAACAAGAATACTACTTTATTCTGGGATAGTTATAAAAGATCCGCAGATAATCCAAATAGCAGCACAACAAGTACAGGCTGAAACTATTAATTCAAAAAGCTAATAAAGTATGCCAATACCAAATAATGGTTTAATAACCGAAACAAATAGACAATATTACGAAGGAGCACAGGGGTTTGTAGGTGATGGTGTTACAACTACATTCCTAACAACATTTAACACAAATTTAATATTTGGCGGACCAGATGCTTGGGATCCTACTGATACTAACTATGCCCTAAATAATTTTAAATTATATACGAGTTTAACTGCCCAACCCGGCACGTTTGAAGAGTATGTTTGGGGATATGATGTTGTAGACAACGCTATTATATTTACCAGCCCTCCTGCGGATGACTTATATATTGTTGTTCAATTAAAAAAATTAGATGGTGGTCAATATGGTCTTGATCAATCTGAAAAAGCATATGGGCAAACTGTAGAAGACAATTATGGCAGTTATGGTTATATTACTTTAAATGATATTATAAATAACTTTATGGTAGCCTATGTAGGCGAAGGGAAATTAATACAACAGGTTAAACGTACTGATGTAATATTCCATGCTAAACGTAGCTTACAAGAATTTAGTTATGATACCTTAAGAAGTATTAAGTCACAGGAATTGACTGTACCAAATTCGTTAAGTGTTATATTACCTCAGGATTATGTTAATTATGTAAAATTAGCATGGATTGATCATTATGGTGTAAAACACCCAATATATCCTACAAATAATTTAACGACTATACCTTACGAAAAACCATTGCAAGATAATAATGGAGAACCATTACAAGATAACTTCGGAAGTAATATAGAGGGAACTTCTATAACCCAAAGAAGATGGGATCTAAATAATAGAGGTATTGATGGCTTACTTGGAGACCAAGGATGGGGAACAATGGGTTATGGTTACGGATATGATTCATGGTTATACTACGGGTTTTTTGGAGAAAGATATGGATTAGATCCACAATACGCTAATAGTAATGGTTGGTTTACAATAGATGATAGAGAAGGAAAAATATCATTTAGCAGTAACTTAATAAATAAAATAATAGTATTTGAATATATATCTGATGGTTTAGCATACGACATGGACACAAGGGTGCCTAAATTAGCTGAAGAAGCAATGTATGCATACATTATTCACGCAATAATCTCTTTAAGAGTAAATCAACCAGAATATATTATTAATCGCTTAAAACAAGAGAAAAGCGCTAAATTAAGAAATGCTAAAATTAGATTATCTAATATTAAGCTAGAAGAAATTACTCAAGTATTGAGAGGTCAATCTAAATGGATTAAACACTAAATTAAATGGCTGAAATTAAAAATAGTTTTCTATTGTCTAAAATGAATAAAGATTTAGATGATAGACTTGTTCCTAATGGAGAATATAGAGACGCATTAAATATATCTATTGGTAAATCAGAAAATGATGATGTTGGCACTCTACAAAATGTTTTAGGTAATATAAAAATACCAGGAGCAGAAGAACTTGTAGGTAGTGAAGAATTTGGTTTTTCAGGACTTACTTGTATAGGTTTCTATATGGATAATGAACATAATAGAATATATAGATTTTTAACAAATTATACTGATCCAAATCCTTCTGAAATAACATTATGTGAAACATTACCATATTCTCCAGACGGAGGGTGGACAATGAAAATAACTGTATATGATTTTAATACAGCAACTTATAGCACATTGGTAGAAGGTACATTTTTAAATTTTTCAACAACCAATATTATTACCGGTTTAAATTTACTTGAAGGATTATTATATTGGACGGACAATAGAAATCAGCCAAGAAAAATAAACTATAATAATTGCATAAATAACTCAAGTTATTATACAACTGAAACGCAAATATCAGTAGCAAAATATGCCCCTGTAGAAAGTCCTCTTTTATATATAGAGGTAAAAGCATTTGCAACTGCAAATCAGCCATCGCCATTAGTTGTTGATGTTGATAGTACTGAAGGCTTGGTTGTTGGAATGACTTTAGTGTCTCCAGGACTTATAACAGGGGGAGAGAATATAACTATACTAAGTGTAGATAGTGGTGCTAGCCAAATAACTTTATATTCAGCCCCAACAAATCCTATTGTTCTAGATCAGCCTTTAATATTTTTAATTTCAACTATGTCAAACCAGGAAAACAATCCTGCTTGGCCTGGAGATCCTGCATATTTAGAATCTAAGTATGTAAGATTTAGTTATAGATTTAAGTTTGATGACAATGAATACTCTATATTAGCTCCATTTTCTCAAATTGCATTTATACCTAACCAAAAAGGTTATTTTATAAATGGAGATGAGCAAGCGGCTTATAGAAGTACTATATTAAAATGGATGGAAAATAACACAAATAATGTTGAGTTATTAATTCCAATGCCAGATACTGGAAACAATATCAATAGTACTTACAAAATAAAGTCAATAGACATTTTATATAAAGAATCAAATTCTTTAGCAATCAAAGTATTAGATAGTGTTGATTACAATACTATAAAACAAGCATTCCCTGATACAAATATATATATTTATAGTTATCAGTCACAAAAACCATATAAGACCCTTGCGGAGGATCAAATTACAAGGGTATATGATAAAGTACCTACAAGAGCATTAGCGCAGGAAATATCAGGTAATAGAGTTATATATGGTAATTTCTATACAACATACACGCCACCAAATGCAATAAATTATAATGTTTCTGTTTTACCTAAAAGCGATATATTTCCAAGCTTTATAGAATATCCTAATCATACATTAAAACAAAATAGAAATTATCAAGTTGGTTTTGTATTGGCAGATAAGTTTGGAAGACAATCTTCTGTTATACTATCAACTATAGATTTATTAAAATTACCTGGCGGTTTTGGTGGATCAACAATATATTCTGCATATAGACCAAATAATGAAGTATTGCCTACTGTTAAAGAATGGTTTGGTAATGCGTTAACTTTATTAGTTAATGATACAATAAAATCAACAAGGAATATTCCTTTAGGAACTCCTGGATTATACGCAGAACAAAGAGGAGCGGGGTTTGCGGTAAGTGCAGGGGTCGTTACTGACAATGTTTATGTATATACCTTAGATACCTCATTACCTACAAATCCAGATGATAGTCCACAATTAGGTGATTACCTTAGGGGTAAATATACCGATTACGTTGAAATTACGTCAATTTCTCCACCGGGCACTATAACAACAGATGGGGCAATTAGTGATATATATAACTATACTGTTCAAGAAGAGGGGGTATTAGATTTAAAATTTTCTTATACTTTAAATCAGATCGGTTGGTATTCTTATAAAGTATTGGTAAAACAAAAAGAACAAGATTATTACAATGTTTATTTACCCGGTATACTTGATGGTTACCCAACTGGGCAAACAACAGGTACACAAGTTACATACACGGCTGGAGTTCCAAGTTTAGAGAATGGAATTAATACAACTAATTTTCCTACAAATGAAGTTGGGAAAACTAGTCATATGGTATTAATCAATGATAATATAAATAAAGTACCTAGAGATTTAGCGGAAGTTGGTCCTGACCAAAAACAATACAGAAGTAGTGTTGAATTATTTGGAAGAGTGGAAAATAGACCTAAATTAATATCATTTGTTTCTTTACCTAATCTAGCTAATGCAAATGCTACTTCAATTCGTTATGATTTGACAACTCCAGAAGGAGAAGACATATTAGCCAATATAAAAGCAGGAGATGGCTTGCAAAGCGTAGAAGCTCAATTTTCAAATTTTAAATGGTATAAAAATACTACAGTGGTATCAAATACTTTTTTAGAATATAACACTATAACAAACACACCAGGTGCAGCAACGTTAATAGGTTCTACAACAATAGATATAATACCACCATTGTATGGTGACGTGCCTGCTGCTGGTGATCTAATTAGTCTTGTAGTTTCTGGTACACCTTATGATTATGAAGTGGCCAGTTATACCACAGGGATTGTTACTTTAGTTACCCCAGTCGCTGGTGCTGATATACCAAACGCAACACAATTAGTATTTACAAACCCTAACATTGGGATGATTGTATTTACACCATCAAACCCTATAAGTGCCGGATGGGATAATTTTACAGCTACAGCAGCGGAGAACAATCAATACTTTCCACTTAGAAAAGCAGACGTTGTAAATACAATTGCTTATGCTACAGATTTAGACTTTTTGCAAAATAGCGTAAATAATATAACTGGTAGTGCAGACCTAAATTTTTATCAATTACAAACTAATCCATTAGTAGGTAGAATTTCTACATCTAAATCTATGGGGACATTAGCTGAATATATGATACCAACTTTGGGTGTATATGAGACTAGACCTGTAGAATCGTTATTAGATTTATTTTGGGAAACTGCATCAACTGGATTAATATCAGATTTAAATTGGGATATTAATAACGGGTATGATGGGCCAGCTGGTACAACGCCTCCTGGATTTGATTTTTATGAATGGCAAGATCCTGAAGGACTTGGCGAAGATACAGGAGCTGAAGACTCTCCATATATAACAGATGCATTTAATATTCTTAATAACACAAATGTTCCATTAGATCCAACGGTTTGTGTATTAACATCGGTATTTAATTACGAGGTTCCTTCAGTAGACTTTACAAGTAGCTTTGCTTTAGAAACAATTCCTCCTTCTATACCTAATCCAAACTTATCTTATAGAATAAAAATAATAAATAATTTTGAATTCTTAAATTCAGCATTAACTGGAACTAAGTTTTTATTTACATTAACGGTAACATCAGGCGGTATAACAAATAACATATCGCTTATTGGGCAATTAAAGAATAAAGCGCCTTATTTTACATTAACTGATCATGATTACGATAGAACCATAACAGTTGATACAATAGATATTGTTACAGTTGAGGCTACAAATGGATCATTTAGACCTAATCCTTTAGCTTTGCCAATTCCACCTGTTAGAACAAACGGATTGTATTGGACAATAGTTAGTGGTAATGAATTAGGATATTTTGATATAAACCCAAGTACAGGGGTATTATCATTGATAAATCACAGTGCTCAACTAGGGGTTTATCCATTAAACATTAAAGTTCAAGATGCTGTTGATTTTGCAACTATACCACCAAGTGCATTAGTTACACCTGGTGATGCAAACTTATCTACAAAACAAGATACAGTCAACGTTATTATTACCATAGGAGAAGAACCTATAAATGGCTTTTTAGAATATTGGAATAATAATTTTGAAGCATTAGGAACAATGCCAGAGCCCCCTGCTCCATTTGAATCTAGTGAGGGATATTTTGGTGTTTATGTAGGAACAGTATTGCCAACAGATCCAAATTATGTAACCAGTTTGCCAACACCTCCAGGAGGAGCTTGGACAAATACTCCTAAGAATGTACAATATGATAGTGGCGCATTAGGTGGAATTTATCCTTCACCCACCGGATTAACAAATGGAGAATTAAGATTTAAATGGACATTACCAAGAATATATGCGGCTGGGCATGGTAATAGATATAGAGCGGATTTACTTATATATTATAGAGCAAATACCACCAGTGCTTGGGGATTAGTGCAAGATAACAACGGTGTTGGTATAACAGATGCCCCATATTGGGATCAAAACGTTGCTCCTAGACCAAATGCGTTATATGTAATTCCTCCAACAACCAGTTCAGTACCTAGTGGGTTAACATCTACTGCCACTGGGGTAATTAGAGTATCTACACCAGGAGAATATTGTTTCGCTATAAAAGTTACTTCGTACCAACAACAATCTGTTTTTGCTGTAGTAGAAGATGCTAATTTTTATTATGAACAACAAGATAATGGACCATCATATCCTGCTACTTATATTAATCCATTTATACCTAGAGAAAGATTTATGGTTGGTTTAATAGAGCCTACTTACGATAATCCATCTGGTGTACCGTATAATTCAGCAACTCCAGATGATGGATTTGTGTTTACAATAAATACCACAGTAGATACTGTAACGGATGTTAATAACTTTAGTATTGATCCAGTAGCTGGATCTGATCAAATGGTTCCTGGAATGTGGCTACAAAAAGTAGGTAATCCTACAATTGTAAAAGTATTTGGGGTAACAGGAAATGATATAGCCCTTGTTCCTCCAGGACTTGCTTTAGCTCCAGGAGATCAAGTTACATTTAAACAACAACAACCATATGGAACTGGAAGTGTTAGAGAGATGGGTAATATATGGGCAAGTTCAAAAGATGCTACATTTGTTAAACAATTTTATTTAGCCGGTGAATTAGTTGATCTTTGGAACCCACCAATTGCGGATAAGTTTTACAACTTTAAAAGCCATGTTAAAGCAAATCCTCAAATATCACCAGTACAACCAGTACCATATTTATATACTCCAAATGCTAAAGTTACAGCTTATGCAGCTGCTCAAATAGATGACAATGGAACTATTATAGATCAAACATTACCTGCTTATACTATATCTATGTCTGATGTTACCGATATACCTAACTATGGTTCTGCTCCTGGTTTTGTTACAATAGCGCAAAAAAACTTGCCATTTCCATTTGAGGATGAATCTCCAGTATGGTTTTATAGCGGAGTAAGAGTAGAAATTACAGGGGTAACAACTAATACAATAACTGTTGGCAATGTAATACCAGGTTATAATTTAACTTGGGCGGAAGATTGCACAACTCCAACATTAGATTATTTCCCTAGTCAAACGGAAACTAATTTCCCATTAGCTCCATCATATACAATAACAGGATTGAATCCAAATACTACATATTATATATTAATGTATCCAGATAATTCAAATGGTTATGTAAACGGAGAATTCTTTCCAGTAGCGGTTACTACATTACCTGTATAAAGGTTAAAAATATTAAAAAATAAGTGATTATTAATTATGGCAGCAACATTAGAATTAAAATATTTCAATTCTTTCTGGTTAAAGAAGTTAGATAGCATTGTAAATGTTTCAAATACAGTTGGGAGTATAACAGATGATGTTATAGATTCAAATGTAATAATTTTAGATCCTATAAACCTTTCAGTTAGCGTTGGACAAACACTTGACTGGGAGGGTAAATTGGATACACAAAATCCGACCGTTGTATATACTGATGGCACTACTATAATACTTAGTGAATATGTTACAATAATGGCACCTAAAGATATAATTTTTGGGCCTATTACAGATTTTAATCATATACCAGTTGCTTATGAAGACGGACCAACAGATTGGTATATTGAGGAATCAAGAATACGTGGAGGATATGACAATACAGACATTGATTTAGGGGTGAAAGCTTACATTGTTGAAAATACTTTATCACAACAACACTTAGCAAGTTCTATGATATATTCAGGTATATTTAATTCTAGAACAGGTGTTAATAATACAAATCAATTTTCTGTTGCTGAAGATATTACAAGAGCTGTAGAACCATCACAAGGTACAATACAAAAATTATATGCAGAAGATACTAACTTAATTATTTTCCAAGAGAAAAAAGTTAGTAGGGCATTGATTGATAAAGATGCAATTTATTCAGCAGAAGGCCAACCAATGACCACCTCTGGTGCTCAAGTAATTGGACAAATACAATCTTATGCTGGTAATTATGGTATATCTAATAACCCTGAAAGTTTTGCTGTTTATGGTTATAGAAAATACTTTACAGATAGAACACAAAATGTTGTTTTAAGATTATCTCAAGATGGTATAACAGAAATATCAGCTTATGGCATGATTGATTTCTTTAGAGATAATTTATCAGCTGTTGGCAATAATGGTAGAATAGTGGGAATGTGGGATATGCATAACAAACAATATGTGTTATCTATGCAACCAGCTAACTCGGCAAACTTTAAAACATTAACATTTGATGAGGATGTTAGTGGATGGACTAGTTTATTTTCATTTAAACCAGAACTTGGCGGTAGTTTATTAAATAACTATTATACATTTGAAGGCGGAAATATATGGAGACATTATGCGGATCCAATATTAGATAATACACCATATTCTAAATTTTACGGAGTTCAATATAATTCGAATGCTACAGTAGTATTAAATTCAAATGTTTCTTTAATTAAGAACTTTAGTACTATAAATTATGAAGGAAGTTCAGGTTGGAATTTAGAAAGTTTATATACAAATACAGATACAGCTTTACCAATTAGTAATAATGTTGAAGTGCTTACATTAGCAGATTTAGAAAATCAATTGTTTTTAAATAACTTTAAACGAAAAGAAGATAAGTTTTTTGCTAATATTATAAATAGTTCTAATCCTGGTTATGGAAATGTAATCTATGGTAATTCAATGTCCGGTGTTAAAGGATTTTATGCTACAGCAAGATTATCATTTACTAATCCACCAGTTGAACCAACAACACCAGCAAAAGCAGAATTATTTGCAGTATCTTTAGAATATGTAGAATCATCATATTAAATTTAATTAAATGACAAAATTAACCAAGAAGGAATTAAAGGTTAGAGCTCAAATAGAGTCATTAGAGGCTGCTTTAATGAATCATTCCGAAGAATTAGGATTAGTTGTAGGAGATTCAGAAATGTTTCCTCTAAAACACTCCTTTGTTGATGGTTTATACATTAGAGAAATGTCTATGCCTAAAGATCATTTTGCAATTGGCAAACTACAAAAGCACGAACATTTGTGGATGTTGCTTCAAGGTAAACTTACGGTGACAACACAATCCGGGAGTGCCGAATATATTGCCCCTTGTTATGTTAAAGCAAAACCTGGAGAAAAGAAAGCGGTATATGCTCATGAAGATTCAATATTTGTTAATATATATCCAAACCCAGATAATAATCAAGATTTAGAAAAAATAGAAAATACCTGGATAGCTAAAAACTATTTAGAGTATGAAGAGTTTAAAAAATTAAAAGAATAATATATGTCATACGTAGCAATAGGAGGCGCTGCAGTCAGTATAGTTGGCGGAATTTTTGGTTCTAGTTCAGCTAATTCTCAAGCTAGAGCAGCCGCTGAAGAAAAAGCAAGATTAGGAGCTGAATTAAATAGACTAGAGAATAGTCGTCAGGCTATTATAAATCCGTGGGCCACTACTAAAGATATGAGTTCTCTTATAAAAGACAGTTCTTCTTTAGTTACAAATGCTTTTGCTAATTTAGGGGTAGCTACTCAGGCTTCTAAATTTGAAGCGGAACAAATTGATATTTCATTAGCAAATACATTGGATACATTGAGAGAAACCGGAGCAAGTGCCGGTGGAGCAACTGCTTTAGCCAATGCTGCCTTAAAAGCAAAACAAGGGATTTCTGCTAATATAGAACAACAAGAGGCTAAAAATGATCAATTAAGAGCTCAAGGACGACAAGATCTTGAAAGAATTAAATTAGCGGAAGCACAAAGAACACAAGCAGCTCAATTAAGTGAAGCTCAAAGAGTTCAAGGAGCTGAAGCGGCAGGAGCACAATTCCAATTCAATGCAAGAGAAGAAAGAGAGCAACAAAAAATTGACAGAATTGCCGGGCTTATGGGTGCTGCTGGTAATAGAGAAGCTCAATCAAGAGCTAATGCAACAAGTGCAATAACAGGAGCTTTTGGATCTGTAGCAGGTGCATTAGGAACATTAGGAAATACATTAAATTCAAACTAGTAATAAATGGGAGCATATTCAAATCCAGATCAGTACGCAGGCGTTGATGCATTAAAACAGGAAGGGCAGGCATACCAAAATATGTTTGAAACTATTACAAGAACAGTCTCAAGTGTTTCTGAAAAAATAGCCGAACGTCATAGATTAAATGAAAAGAAAAATAAAGCAATTCTTGATAAGACAGAAGAAGACGGATCTAAATTACAAATTCTTTTAGAGAAAGGTATAGGTAAGGAAAAAGTAGGATTAAACTATGACTGTTATCAAGACGCTATAAAAGAATGGAAAACAATAAATAACAAAGTAGCAGCTGGATTGGCAACCCCTGAGGAAAAAAGAAAGTCTGCACAAATTATAGCGAGTGTTGATAATTTTTCTAGTTCTGCTGCAGATACAGTTGGACTTATTCAAACTTGGGATAAATCTATGAAAATGGTGGGTGAAGGGTCACCGGATTTAGCAGGGTGTGATCCGGACATGGTTAGAACCTTGAATGCCTTAAAAAGCAGAGATGGCAATCAAATTCAACCTGGATTTTATAAGGATGAAAATGGAACTTATGATTATACCAATCATGGTTATATATTATCTGCATATAAAGGTGCTGATGGGGTAGAATATCCTGAAAAATTTATAAGTGGTAAAGAATTAAAAACCGCTTTAGATAATGGTGGAGCAAGCGGAATGGTTTATAAAAAAAGTTATTCTAGCGATAATAAAAAAGTATCAAATGCTTTTAAAATTGGTGATGATGGTATTGGTATTTTTGAATACAACAAAAATGAACCTACAGGGAAAGTATCTGCTGATTATTTAACAGATGAGCCAGGACAAGAAATTACAATAAGAAAAACACAAGAGGGGGTTTGGAAACAAAAAACATTAAAAGTAGACAGAAGCAAAATACTTAATGCAGTCGGAACCCAACTTGATGCAGTCGCGGATGCTAGTGCTACCGTAACAAATGAAATTGCTACAAAGTATAATAATTATGTTTTACCTATTGTTGATAAAGAAAAAAATCCTAATTTTGAAAGTTACAATAAATTAGAAGATTTTGCTAAATTTGTTCCAATCCCAGGTTATGATAAAGCATTCCCTTACAATAAAGCAATTTTAACTTCAGATGAAGAAACATTAAATGCTATACGCCACAATAATAGAGCTGCCTTTGCTCAAACATTAAGGTCAGAGCAGCCAGTTGGCGAGATGTATTTTGTACCAAATCCAAAACCAGAAAAACCTGTAAAAGCAGGGGCTGGTAAAACTGCAAAAGTGCCTGCTGCTGAATTAAAACAAAAAGCTTTTAATGACAGAATTAATACCTTGATTGAAACAAAAAAAGGAGGCGTAACGGCTGGGGGATATACCCTTAGTATAGTTGATGGCAAATGGGGACTTAGAGATAAACTAGGCATTGAAAAATATGGAACTGAAAACATAACAAGTCCAAGAGAATTAGCAACATACATAGGATCAACTCTTCCAGTATTAAAATAATAATTAAATAAGTTTATGGCAAAATATATTAATGATTCAGGTGATTATTTTGACGAAGAAGAAATTAACCAATTTGCTCAAGATCAAGATACTACTTTTGAAGACGTAATAGGAAGAAATAATCTAGTTCCAGTAGAAGAGACCGATCAAGAAGAAGATCCTGGTAAGCCAAAGAAAAAACCTACAAATAAACAAAAGGCTGTTGTATCTCAAAATCAACAACCTATAAATGGGTTTGGTAAAATACCAGAAAATCCATTGGGAGCGGCTAACGTTCCTACAGCAGTAAGCACAGTCAAACCAAAACCTAAAGCAAAACCGGTAGAGCAACCATCATTATGGGATGACGCTGTTGGTCTTGCTAAAAGTTTATTCCCTGATAGTGAGGAAGACAATAATGGAAAGTTAACTTACTTCGAACAGACTCCTATTAAAGTACAACAGCAAACATTTAATCAAGATTCTAAAGATGCAATGAATGCTACCGGCAAGTTTGAATTCCTTGGGGATTACAAGCCGGAAGATCGTGCTTTATTCGTTTCTAAATTACTACCTAAAACTAATTATACAGAAAAAAAATATAATCAGGAAACAAACGAATACGAGGTTAAGCCTAAACAGGAGGCCATCGATTATGTAAAAAGTGATATAAATCCTAAGGATTTTAAAACACAAGAGCAACTTGATCAAGCTATTGCTCTAAACGTAAAAAAATTAGCATCTCAAGATAGTGCTTTTGAATTTGAACAGAATTTTGCTAAAGCAAAGGCTGCTCCGTTAATTAAACAAAAAGCTACTGAGATACAAAAAAAATATAAATTAGATAATCCTGCAGAAGTAGAAAAAGCAACAAAAGAATTACAAGACTATGCTGCTAAAACCACCACGGATTTTTTAATTAATTCCCAAGGTTTCCAAAGTTTAAATAACCAATTCTCTGAAATTGAAAATGGAGCTAAACAAGATTTAACAAAGTCATTTGGGAGAAGCAAAGATACCTTCTTGTCTGCAATGGATATTACAAAGAATGTAGCAGCTGCTGCAAAAGAACAAGGTGCTGTTGGTAAAGCATTAGGCACTGGCCTTGAGTTAGCAACAGAATTAGTTGAAGGAGCAGGTAAAGGTGTTCAGAATGTAGGGCAATCTATTAAACAATCTTTAATTTCTGCTAGTCATAATAGTATTAAGGATTTAGGCAATACTTATTCTGATATTAAAGATAAACCTAATAATACCCCATTAGATAAATCTTTTGCTTATGAGTGGGAAAGAAGTAATTTTGGTGTATATGATCCTAAAGAACAAGATACCCCAAAAACTTATGGTGAGGCTAAAGACAGATTAAAAAAATATTTAGATAAAACAAACGCTTTAATTGGTGATAGAGTAAAATCTATTGAGGAAAGTAAAAAATATATAGGTCTATTTAATCAAGCTGATTTAAAAGACGGTATACAATTAAATGATATATTCCAATTAGTAGGAGAACAAACTCCAAACATTGGATTAACTGCTGTTGGTGTTGCTACTGGAAATCCTGTAATTACGGGACTATCCGTAGCAAATATGTTTACTCAAACTTACGGCCCACAATATTACAATGCAATTGAAACCGGTCTTAAAGAAGATTTGGGAAGAGAACCTAATAAAGAAGAAATTGCAAAAGCTATTGGGGATGGTAAATATGCAGATAGGGGAGAAGCTGCTGCGTGGTCTGCGTTATCTGCTGCAACTGAATTTGCAGGTGAATTAAATGTATTAAAAAATACAGGTAAAGCTTTAGGTATGGGTAATGATGCTAAAACAGTGTTAGGATCTTTATTTAGAGGCGAAATTAAGAACTTTGGTAAAAGCGCAATATCAAACGCTAAAGCTATAACAAGTTCTGCATTAGGTGAGTATTTAACAGAAAGTACTCAGCAAGCAATTGACCAAGTTAGTATGGGATTACAATTGCAAGGTGATGCAAAAAAATATTTAAACTTAAGAGATATTAATGAGGCTGGTATCCAAGGTGGATTAGTTGGCTTTGTATTCCCTTTTGTTGGGGCTGTTAAAACACAATCTGCTATTGAGCTAAAAGCTGCGGCTACAAAGGTAGCAACATCATTTGATTTATCAAGTAAAAACATTGATAACTTAGTACAGGTAGATAAATTTTTTAAAGCCGCTGGTGATAATATCAACGAAAGATTTAAAGTTGGTGATATTACAGAGGAACAAAAACAATCTGAATTAGAAACATTAGGTACAATAAGAAGTGCTGGTGCTAAAATACCTTCAGCATTTTCAGAAAGTGCTAAAAAACAATCTTTAGATTTAATGCTTGAAAAAGCAAATATTGAAAAAGAAATTGATGGTAAAGATAAAGATTTAGTAGCTCCTGAAACAGCAAGGCTTAAAGATATAAGTGCCGAATTATCAGCAATTTCTTTAGGAGAAAAACTTAATATCCCAACTGAAGTATCAAAAGATATTGATACTGATATAAAAAGAACCCGTACTGCTATAGAAAAATTAGGGTTGCAAGAAGAAATTGATTTTCAGGATTTGAATACATCGGCGGATGTATTTACCTATTTATCTGAAAACACAGAACTTGATGAAGCTGAAAAGAAACGTCTTTCAAATCAATACGGGCTTTTTGTGCCTTTAAAAAACGGCAAAGAAGCATTAATTATAAATAAAGAAGCTAATAATAAAGATTTAGTTGTAACCACAGGGCAACATGAATTTCTACACAAACTTATTTATAGAGCTGTATCAAATAATAAAGAATTACAAAAAAAGATTGGTACTGATTTATATAATCATATTGAAGGTTATTTAGGTGCAGATGTATTAAATAATACAGAATTTAAGGAAAGATACGATAAGTATAAAGAGCAATTTGGAGTAACAAAATCTCAGGTTGAGTCAAAAACAAAAGACCTTGAAAAATATTTTTCAAAAGGACAAATAAGTGAGGAAAGTTATAATGACTATAAAAGTAAATATGACGAAATATTAACAAAAGCGGAAGGAAAATATTTAGAAGAAACATTACCGTTATTGTCAGAAGCATTAACAAGTGGCGACATTAAATATAACGAAAACTTTTTTACAAAATTAGGCGATATTATAAGAAAAATATTTCAAAAATTTGGTATCAAAAAAATTAGTTTTGAAACCGGTAAAGATGTATTTAATTTTGTAAGAGATTACAATAAAAGTTTTGAGTCTGGTGAATTTAACAAGGCATTTAAAGGGTTGGCCAAGGAAGGTAAAGTTTCTGGCGTTAAACCAGCTTTGCCGGGTGAAGTTACACAAGATATTAAAGAAAGTCAAGCTATATCAAAAGTTGATCAATTCAAACAAGAATTAAAAGATCTTGAGGAGGAATATGACGAAGGATTTGGCGATATGAGTGATGAGGAATATACTTCTAAAAAAGCTAATATTCAAATTAAAATAAAAGCGGCTGAAAAATTAGCTGAAAAAGCACCTATAAAAGAAGAAAAGATTAAAGAAGTAGAGAGTGCAGATGAGGAAGAAGTTAAAAAAATAATAAGAGAAGAGAAAGGATCTTTACCATCTAGCAAAGTGCAAGACATATACAATGAGAAAGGATTAGCTGGAGCAAACGATATTATAAAGTTATTTAAACCAATAACAAAACGTATTGTTGATAAAAGAAGGGACGCTCCTGGATTTGATCGTGAGTTATTAACTGATGAGATTGAAACTGGAGTTGGTGGTATTTTAGATTTAATTCAAAAATATAATCCAGACTCAGGTGTTCCTTTGGCTGCTTATATTAATAAGTATTTACCTGTAAGGGCAATTGCTACTTCAAGAAGAATATTAGAAGGGGACTTTAAAAAAGACGTTACAGAAGAGAAAGGTTTAATGGCTGAAGAAACTGTTTCTGAGGCAAAAGAAAAACCAAAATATAAAAACGCATTAGAATCAAAAGTTTTTGAGCCAGAGGTGATAAAAACAATGCAAGATAAGATTGTAGTGCAACTACGCACCTTAAAGTCTCGTATTGACGAACCTATTTCATTAAATCGTACTGTTACTCCATTAATTGCAGAAATCAGGGACGCGGTTGGTAAACAATTGGATATTGATGTTAAAAAAGCAATGGGGGGTAAGAAAGATGGGGAACTTGTTAAATGGCTTTTAAAAAATAAGCGTTATGTTTTAGAGAATATGACTACTACATGGCTGATGGGAGCTAATGGGCAAGGTGGTATACCCCAGGCAATTCAAAAAAGTATAGATGGTAAATGGGTAAATTATCCTGATTGGGTTGATAAAAAAATAGATAGAGAAACTGTTTCAACAGATAATGCAGGAAGAACTTCTGGAGCGGAATTAGTTAGAAGATTACCAAATGTATTTAATAATATATCTGATGCTGTTTATTTAAGCCAAGTTGTTGGTCCTGACGGAAATCCTATTAGAGGTAGAAAAGAATCATTAGGGAAAGCTGTTGCCGAGGAAACTGCTTTTGACATAGTAAATAAAGATCTTGCTGAAGGAGGAGTCATATCCGATGTACTAATCGCCAATCAAGAAAGGCTTGGAGCTGAAATAAAAGAAAATTTTGCAAATGAAATAGCCAGACAAGCCGAAAGAGGTAATATTAAACAATCAGAAAAACTTATTAGAGGAGTTGAGGTTTCTTTAGAATTATTAGATGATAATTTATTAGAGGCAGAAACAATAGAAGATGAGGTTAAAGTTATTAATAATTGGCTTGCTTCTAGTGGAAGATCATTAAGAACATTAGCTTCTTTTCTAGGTGGTGAATTAAAAGAATATACTACAAATAAAGGGTTGTTTGAAGAAATTGTTTTAAAAGCTATTAAAGCACGTTCTAAATTTGAAGGTGAATTAATAAGTAATACTGCTTATAGATTAGGTGATGTTAAAAAGGGTAAATCAATATTCTTTGGTAACGAGAAAGTTCCTTTATTCCAAGACATAGATGAAATAAAGAGAAATTGGGTAAAGAATGTTAAAACAATAAATGAACAATCATTACAAGCTACTGAACAATTTATAGATGATATAAAGAAATTTAAAAACAATAAAAAATACAACAAATATGATTTTGAATCTTATATAGAGCTTTTAAGGCAAGATCAAAGAGGCTTAGTAAGAAAGTTGTCAAAAGCTGGAATGGCTGTAATAAATTTAGCAAGAGGAACTAAAACTCAATTAGAACACAATCATACAGTTCAGCAAATAGTTGATAAAACTATTGAATTTTATGATGGGAAAATAAATGAAAAAGAATTCAGAGAGTTTTTAGATAAAGGGGTGGTAAACCTTATTCCTAAGGATGTGGAAGAATTAATGCCAAAACAACCTATTGCCAACGAAAATAGAATGTTTGCTACAGATGTTATATTAAAAATACAAGAATATTTAGATAAAGGAGCAACTTTATATAATGTTGAAGCTGAGTATGGATCAAGAGAATATTTCGATGCCCTAGTAAAACTATCAAAATCAGGATTAAACTCAGAACAAGCTAAAAAGGAGTTTGAAGATATAAGAAAAATAGTTGACAGACTTAATATAAAAGAGTCCGCTAAAATGCCTAAAGAGCAATTATCAGCTGCATTTAATGATATAATTCAAGATGTTAGTGGCATGGAAAACTATAAAGTATTTTCTGATATTGTTGCTAGAAGAAGAGGATCAAAAAAGAATAGACTTGATTTATATGTCCCACCATCAGCAGCAGACTTCGAATTACTTTTATATAACTTTATAGGTAAAGGTAAAAAAGGAGAAGAGCAAAAGAAATTCTTTGAAGATGCTTTGTTAGTGCCATATACAGAGGGTAATATATTAATGGATGCAGCTAGACAAGCTATTAAAAGAGAATACAAAAAACTTTTAAATGCTTTCCCTGATATTAATAAAAAACTTGAAAGCTTAACTCCTGATAAAGACTTTACATATGACCAAGCTATTAGAGTTGCCATGTGGAATGAAGGAGGCAAAGATATTCCTGGATTATCAGAAAGAGATGAAAGAAAATTAACGGCTCTTGTTAATGAAGATCCAGAATTAAAAGCTTTCAAAGAAGGTCTTACTATAATGGGTAGACAAGGTGTTGGTTGGGTTAATCCTACAGAATATTGGGACGCCAGCACAATTATATCAGATTTACATAACTTAACAGAAGGAGATGGTAGAAAGAAATTCTTAGGCGAATTTATTGAAAATGTTGAAGCATTATTTGGTAAATTTAAGGATGGAAGATTAGACGATCCTAATATGAATAAGATTGAAGCTGTTTACGGAACAAATGTTAGAGAGGCATTGGAAGATGTAATCTATAGAATGATTTCGGGTAAAAACAAAAGCTTTGGTAAAGATAAGGAAACAACAAGATGGAGTAACTGGGTAAATGGATCTACAGGAGCAATCATGTTCTTGAATACTAGATCTGCTGCATTACAGTTAATTGGAGCAGTTAACTTCTTAAACTTTAGAGATAACAATCCATACGCTGCGGCAAAAGCATTTGCTAATCAGCCACAATATTGGAAAGACTTCGCTAAAATTTGGAATTCAGATAAAATGAAGGAAAGACGTGGCGGTTTAAAAGAAGATGTTGCTGCCGCTGAGATTGCTAATTCTGCTGCTACCAGTAAAAATAAAGTTGGTGCTGTATTATCTTACTTATTAAAAATTGGATATACTCCAACTCAATTAGCGGATAGTTTTGCTATTGCATCAGGGGGAGCTCCTTTCTATAGAAATAGAATTGATTCTTACTTAAAAGAAGGATTATCGGAGGAGGAAGCAGAACGTAAAGCATGGAATGATTTCTCTAAAGTTGCTGATGAGACACAACAGTCAGGAGATCCTAGAGATATATCAAAACAACAAGCAAGTGCAGCTGGTAGATTATTATTGACATTCCAAAATACAGCAATGCAGCAATCACGTATTGTTAAGAAAGCTGTGTTAGATCTTAAAAACGGTCGAGGTGATGTTAAAACAAACATATCTAAAATAGCTTATTATATTGCTGTCCAGAATATTATGTTCTCTGTATTACAACAAGGATTATTTGCTGTAGCTTTCAGTGGAGATGATGGCGGTGAGGATGAAGACAAAGAAAAACAAAAAGCAGTAAAGACAAAAGAACAAAAGTTAATTGGTCTAGCTGATGATGTATTGGATACAATATTAAGAGGAACAGGGTTTCTTGGGGGTATAACAGCTACAACTAAAAACATGATCCTAAAATACATTGAGGAAAAAGAAAAAAAACAATCCGACTATGCCAAAGTTGTTTTAGAAGGAACTAATATTTCTCCTCCTATTGGGTCTAAACTTAATAAACTATACAGAGGATTAAACCAAACTAAATATGACAAAGACCTTATTAAAGAAAGAGGTTGGGGAGTAATGCAAGATGGTAGAGTTCATTTAGGTCCAATGTATTCAATTACGGGACAAGTTGTAGAAGCTACTACAAATATACCAATGGGACGTTTCGTTAATAAAGTTGAGAATGTATCTCAAGCAATGAATTCACAAAATGAAGCATGGCAAAGAATAATGATTGGATTAGGATGGAGCCCATTTAGTGTTGGAATAAAAGAAAATGAAGCCGATGCTAAAATAAAAGAAGCCGGAAAAGCTTTAAGAAAAGAAGAGGGAATTAAAAAATCCGCTGAAACAAGACAAAGAAAAAGAGATTCTATAAGGCAATTACCTTTAGAGGAGCGCATGAAAGTAAGAAAAGAAGAAGCGCTAAAAAGAAGAAACAAAAGGAAAGAAAGAATCGAGAGAGAAAGAAGATTACGAAGATTAGGAACAAGTATAAAATAGGCACCATACCTAATAGTTCCAAAATGGAAAAGGGAAGCTGTAATTAGCCTCCCTTTTTTTATTTAATTAAATTTCTAATTTAGGCCCGTCATCGGACTTTTCTTTTTCAGCAAGGTTTTCCTTTGCTCTTTCTGTTAATTTTTGAATAGCTTCATCATAATCAGGCATTAGTTTTATTGTTTCTAATGTACCTGCAGCTAATGTAGTTAAATGCTGTTGCTCCTGTATTACTTGTTGCAATACTCTAACAAGAGCTTCAACTTTGTTTTTCATTTCAATTAATGCTTGTTCTTTCATATATAAATATTAAGTTATTTCACAATTACCACCACCACAAGCAGCAGCATCTACAAAGTTAGTATTATCTTGAATCTCTACAACTTTTGATAAATCAACATTCTTTAATGTAGTCATCATTTGTTCGTAAACTTCTTTTGTACAATCCTCAAATGGTGTTTGTTTATATGTTCCACCATGATAAGGCAATACTGATAATCCATTATAATATTCTTTATTTGCCCACATCCATTCTCCAATAATTTTCCATTCATCATCACGAACAGAGACTGTACATGAAACATTATGTGTATTGTTACCTTTTGAATGACCTTGTTTAACCCAATCTTTAGAAATCAATTTAACTCTTTCAAGCAAATCCAAAGTTGACTCATAACGAGTTATAGCTCCATCTGGTGCTTTCTGAGGAACAGAAATTACTGCTTGCGATGTTGGATTAAAATATTCATCTTCAAGCAATTCAGGATTGTGTATAGCAAGATACGAATAGATTGCTTCATTCTTACCTAATCGCATACGGCGAATATAATAATCATTATGCCAAGCGTGAATCCCGCTACTAGTACCAAGTACCAAAGAAGTTGTCCCAGCTGGTTTAACAGCCGTAGTCCTGGCCGCTCTGTTAATATTAAGCGCTGCTGAGATAACATTGTTTGTGTCTTTAACGACTTGCGCTGCTTCTTCATAGTTTAATTCTAAATTAGACTTAGATGCAATACCTGTCATTGATACCCCAAGTAATGCATCTTTTTCTGTATTCTTTCTCCATATATCACGTAGATAATGGAAGTCTGAATATGACGCTTGTAATGTGCCTAAGAATGATGCAGCTGATGCTCTTGCATTAAAATCTTCTTGACTTTCAATATTGGCCATATTAATCTCAGTTAAATTACAAAACTGATATGGTCTCAATGCAATCTCACAACATGGATTAGTTCCCCAATCTTTGTCATTAGTTAAATAAATTCCAGGTTCACCAGATCCTGATGCTTCAATACGTTCCCATACTTTATCAAAAGTTTTCTTATCAATCTTATGGCGTAATAAAACAACAGAATTATTAGCTCTACCTCTTTGCGGATTGTTTTCCCACCAGTTACCAGCTTTACAATTTAACATTGCTTCAGAATCAAGATCAAATAAACTGATCATGGCAGCACGCCTAATACCTCCAGCCAATACCGCATCCGCAATATGGCATTGAATATCATGGCATTCAATATCTGTAAGTTTTGACCTATCTTCTTTTTCACGTAATATAGCTTCTATTTTTACTAATGCTAATCTTAATGGTTCTGGCCCTGGTGCTTTACCTCCAGCCGTTACAAGCAATGCTCCCTTCTGTCTAATATCAGATAAATCAAATTGAACATGCGAAGTTAACTCTCCCGTGTACGATTTAAATAAGGTTTTGATTGCGTCTGCCCATCCGATAATACTGTCTTGCACGACATACCTTTTCTTACGATCATAATTAGGTTTTCTAATCTCAGGTAGTTTTTCAATTTGATGTTGTTGGACCGAATAGCCAACTCCAGTACCTCCAAGCAATAGAAACATAGTCTCAGAAAAACTGTGGATACTATCAACAGGTAGAAAAGCACAGTTATAAATGCGAGCGTTATTAAGCTCAATAGCTTTACCACCAAACTGTAAGCTTCGCATCGAAGGTAAAACCTTTTTATTAAAAACAAAGTTTTGGTAAATTTGTTCAATTGATTCTTTCATTTTTGGAAACTTGGCCGTATGCATCTCCATGTTTCTAGTTACTAATTCTTCCCAAGTCTCACGCCTTTCTTTATTAGGTATGTACTTTGCATACTTTGTATATACTGTTATGTCACTTAATATTTGTTTGTCTAAACTTAAACTCATTATTTGTTTTTAAATTATTAATGTTCTATTTCTAATGCAAAGTCAACAAATGGTAAATAAATAACATATGTTGTAAAATCCTTTTCTTGGTATGCCCTATAACCAAATAATATTCCGGGATATAACCCAATTGTAATTGTCCAATACCTTTCTTGTTTACTCATTTGCGTTTTGTTTTAAAATTAATTCTATAGTTTTGTCACACTCTTTTTGATTTTGGGGTTTATATAGTGTTCTATTGTCACCGTTGTCAACCATCCACTTCTTAAACATCTTCCATCTTAATGGAAATGAATCATTAGCTCTACCTTTTGTTTCAATTATAAAGTTATTACCAACAAAATCTGGAGTATACTTCAAGTTTAAAACTTTTTTATTACCACGATTTATATAATCTCCTTTACTATTTGATTGTCTTTCTATACAATCATTCTCAAATACAAATGCAGGTAATAATTCAAAGGTATACTTCTCATATTCGCATGATATACCAGCTTCCTTTAAGGCTTTGTACATGTATTTCTCCAGTCCTGAAGCAAAGGTAATACCTTCATATGATACAACCTTTGCTGTAACTGGCCCTTTTTTTGTTGATCTTCTTTTCATTTACTGAATGTTGTATGAAAGCCTTCAAATGGGTTTTTGTCGCTTGCAAAATGTTTAAAGCGTTCATGTTGAACATCTACATCTTCATCAATTGTCCAATTACGCCCATGACCATTCTTCCGCTTCTTTTGCCGTGTAATATCTTTTGATAGTTTTTTTTTATCAGCTTCAAATACAAAAGCATCTATTACATCAATATCATTAGTAGCATTAAGCAAAGCTTTTTCTTCGCGAAGAGTTGATATTTCTTCTTTTAAACGTTGCAAATACAAAGTTGCATCCATTAACTCTTCCTGTAAATGATTCAGCCAAACAAATACATCGGATTGGTCGTCACGCATTGTTGTTTTGTATTTAGCAAAGCCTACATCAGATCGATCTACAAATTTGTTTACTACGCATTGCACAACTGGATCTCTAAATTTAATTGTTTGTTCTGTCATATTATAATGTTTGTTTTACGAATGTACCATTGATCATTGATCCTTGTCTTGATTTAATTACGTCATAGGCTGCTACAACACAATCTTCAATTTTTAATCCTTCTAATGCAGCCAGATTAGTTAATACAACAACTGCATCGCCAATTGCATCAATTAATTCCTCTTGATTGTTTTTTAATATTGCTCTTGCTAATTCACCAGTTTCTTCCTGGAGTTTTACAAACTGAGTTTTAGAATCGCCTGTCCTATATATTCCACGTTCATCAGCCCATTGTCTAATAAGATCGTATACATTAGTGCTTTCATTAGTTACAGGCTCTGTAACAACTTTAACTGCCTCATGCATCGCTTTGTTATATACGTAGGATCTTGCTGGATTAAACATTGAGGTATTGGCATTTTTAATTATCCAATCAATTAATTCATCATTTAAATAATAAACACCAAATCCGGTTTCTATTTTCATTCCTTTGTTATCCATTAAATTGCCTTTAAGTTTATTTAACGGGCATGGAAAAGTAGTGGTTTGTTCTGTTACATTTAATACCATAGGTTTTTTCTTTTTATTTTTATTAATTAAATTCTTATAAGATTGACGATCTATTTTGTAGCCATAGATAGATTGAAGCTCTAGCTCCCGGGCAGACACATAATCTATGTCCTCACTGGTTTCTAGAACTTCATATTCTGTCGGATGGTATCCTTGTTCAACTGTAACTCTATTATTAAGATTACGTGTAACTCCAATCTTTTTACCAAAAATGTGATAGATATAATACATAATTTAGATTAAATGGCCACTTTTGCTGTAATTACTGGACCGTGTTTATAATTTATTAAGGTTAATGCTCCGTTTTCATGAATATACTCCGGGAGATCAAATGTATCTTGCATAAGATATTCATGTATAGCATCATATTGATTGTTGTAAATATGAGCATCAACAATCTGTACTTCTAGCCAATTTGCTTTTAATCCAACTTTTTCAGAAACATATAAAAGTATTTTAGTAAACAATGCCATATCATATGGAATTCCTAAAAACAAATCGCCCGATCTTTGTACAACAAACATATTGAGTTTGTCGTGCTCAACAAAGAATTGAAAATACAAATAACAAGGAGGTAAACGCATTTGATCTATCTGAGCCGGATTCCATAAACTTATAATATGTCTACGACTATCTGGGTCGTTTATTAATTGTTTAAGAAGTATTTGCATCTGATCAATATTTTGATCGTTAAAATTGCGCATTTGATGCCCGTATACAGGGCCAAGATCTCCATTATCATCTGCCCAAGCATCCCATATTTTTACGCCAGCATCTCTAAATCTTTGTATATTAGTTTCGCCGTTTATAAACCATTCAAATTCTGTATCAAAAGTTTTTTGAAACATTTTTCTACCGGTTATAACTGGAAAGTATTTAGAAACATTAGTTTTTAGAGAAGCATTGAATATAGATTTGCAACCAACACCAGTACGGTCATTTCTATGAACGCCATTAGTTAAGCAATCCCATAATAATCTTCTGTATCCTTCTTCGTATGTTACCATTTAAAATAATTTAAAGTTATTAGCAGTGTCATCTATCTTCTGCTTTGTTTTTGTTTTTTGTTTTGGATCCTCTACTGTTTGAACTTCTATCTTATTTGCATACTTATCATAGTAATAAAGATAGAACTTATACAATTGTAACCATATATCATTCTTCTTATAAGCTGATGGGCTTACATTCTTATTACCGTTTATAGTTATTTCTAAAAACCATTCTGTTGCGCTCTTAGGTTTAGGAGCTATAAATATATTATTTCGTATGCACCACATATAAGCTTGTTGTTCTTTTTCAGATTGTATATAATTACCCATATCTATCTGATTCTTTTTTAATCCACTGCCCATTATTCCCAGGGCATTTTATCATCAGGATTAACTATAGGAGTATGTGGAAGAAAACATCCTGACTGTGGTTCCCATTTGAAATGGCATTCAGCGCCATTCTCTCCAAGGTTTTGGAACTTACATTTTAATACTTTAACTTTAACGGTTTTGTCTTCATAATTTCTATGAACTAATAAGCCATGATATGAAGCGTCATACCATTCGCCACCACCTTTAATGTTATACATTGTAGGCTCTTCAATATTACCTTTAGCATCTTTATACATTTTAGTTGGATGCGCAACAATCATTACCAAAACATCATACTTCTTAGCAAAGATCTCAATCTTAGTTAAGTATTCTAAAGTATAGGCATTAACATCACCAGATGCATCATTATCACGTACTTTATTAAATGGATCAATAACTAAACATTTAATTCCTTTACGCTTAACTAACTCAGCACCCTTACGTAACACAGCATCTAATGTATAACGTTCCATGTCAATAAAGAAATAATTATCATTTACATGATCCGCTACTTGGTTCCACTTTTCAGTCTTGATGTCTGCGACCGTCGGCATTCCTTGCCACGTTTTCCTCATTAGCTTGTGTGCATGTAAATATGTAGGAGTATTCTCTGGTGATGCATATGCCGTTTTCCAACCATACTTTTCATTATAACCAACGATCATTTGATCTACAAAATCAGATTTACCAGAAGATGGAATACCGGTAACAGTAATGAATTGACCAGTGTACGTAGAAAAAATACTGTCAAAGTTATCCAAACCAACTTGGAAGCCAGGTTTGAATCCATTACGAACAAAGTCAGTAACCTCATCTTCAATGTCTCTAAACGTTGTAACATTTTCAAGCGGAACTGGTTTTGATCGCGTAATTCTCTGTGATAATGCTTCTTTGCCATATTTAATTAAGTATTCGTTTGCGTCTTTACAATCTTCAAATGATGCTAAATAACAAATTTCAGATCCTAAACGTCTTACTAATTCAGTTTGTAATGCTTGACCGGCTGCATCAGAATCTACAGCAATAATAATTTTACTCTTGTCCTCAAAGTAATCAATGCAGTTATCTAAGTACTCAAGATTATTTGTATGTAATGTTGCACCGTTAGGAACGGATATTGCATTAGTAATACCTGCTTCATGCAGCGCAAGCACATCCATCTCGCCTTCAACAATAATACAATATTCAAAACCAATTGTACTGTCTATATTATAAAATACTTTTTCAGCACCTTTATACAATTTAAAATGTTTGTTGCCATCTCTGTACTTTACATTGATAATCTCATCTCCAATGTAGTAATTAAAATTAATTGTATTCTCAACTTTACCGGTTTGAGGCATAAACTCTTTGCTTTCAGTAACTCTTAAGTCATTCAAAGTTTCTTCTGAAATACCTCTTGTTGCAAACCATTCTACAATTTTAGTTGTTGGTTTAATTAACTCTGTAACTTCAGGTTTAGTATATACTTTTTCGCTTGTACCTTTTCTTTTATATGTATGAAGTTGAAAAGTTTTGCTACAGTTATGGCAAGTTCCTATACCTCTTTCCCAATCATAAGAGGCACACTTTGCTTTCTGATGCTTAGGCTCTCTATTATGAGAACACAATGGACAAATACCTTGAGACTTCCCTTCTTCAAGCTTATGTTGATTGAATTGGTCAATCAAAAAACCATTTATCTCTACTGTTTGCATTATATCTAATTGAATATGATTTGTTAATATTTGATTGTTTTATATTCATTTGAATATAGTAGATAGAAAAACCCCAACTTGTGGGGCTTAACTAACTATTTAATTTAATTACTTTTTAGAATGGTAAATCGTCCATTGGAGCAGGTGCTCTTTGTACCAGTGCAACTTGACCATCAGTTCTGGGTGCAGCAGCAACATTCTGACCATTAGTCCATACCACTTTAACATTGCCAAGATAAACCTTAGCCGCTTTAGAATCTCTTTCTTCTTTAGATTGTTCAACCGTAATTGGTCCTTGATTTCCAAACTGATCAGTTTCATCATTAATTGTTATAGTTATAGGAAGGTACTTGCCTTTAGCCCCATCAATTATTTTATGTTTTGGAATTGCATTAAGATTAATGCTAGCTTTTACTATTGATGCCATTTTTTTAAAGTTTTAATTGTTTATTATTAGTTAAATATTCTACTGCTTTTAATACTCCTTCAAGATTATCTCCTAAAAATCCAATACCAGAATTACAAGACATACATAATATTCCTCTTATCTTGTTTGTTTTATGGCAATGATCTATATATGTTGATCTCTTGTCAAGTATTTCTTTCCCACAACAATGACAATTATCACTGTCCATTAACGATTGCGCTTGATCTAAAGTTATTTTATAATTCCTTGCTCTAGAATATAAACATTCACAAGTTTTGCATCTTGATTTTAATCCGCCTGTATCAGGACGATTGTAAAATTCAGTTAATGGTAATTCTAATTTGCAATACGTGCAGGTCTTCATGTTTAATTAAGTGTTTTTGTAATTAAGAACTGTTTAGGATCGAAGTCCTCTGTTCTGTAAAATAAATCGTAAGCTTCTACTGCACGTTTGACTTTGTCTTCACCATTAGTAAGAAAGTTTTCTGAACAATCAAATATACCAATTTGATGTGTTGTTTTATCTATTGCCATGAAGATCATGTCATATCCAAACAGTTGCTTATAAATGTATGCTTGACTATCGTAGTTGTATTTCTTTGCTGAATATGGAAATGAACTTAAGTCAGATGTTGTTTTCAAATCTACAATTAAACCTTCATCGTGGTTTATAATATCTGCTTTGCCTTTCCACATTGCACCAAATAATTCTGTAATTCCAGGAACTTCATACTCAACATTAAAGCCTCGTATTAATCCAGCACATACTTCGTTAGCTAACATTGTATCTTTCATTAACTCTATTTTATCTGCTTCATGCTGTAATAAACAAATTTCGCCGCCAGATAATTCTTTATACTTATTAGTATTTCTGGTTGTTGCTTCTATTATTTTGTATTTATGCAATTTATCAGGTTCTAAAATAGCCGTATGAAAGTAACCACCAATAACAAAATTGGGGTTGGGATCTTGTGGAGCATTCATTAATAATGGATTGGTAAGTAATGCAGATATGTTTGAATTACTTAAAAAGTTTTTACCAAACTCACCATAATAATGCTCATCTTCTCGTAACTTTTCTAAGATTTCCTCCTTAGTCATATTATAAAGAAGTCAATATGGTCTCTGCTTCAGGAGATAGTTCGTATTTCTTTTTGATTGTAGCAAGAGCTCCGCCATTAGCAATAAACTCTTTTGCTTTAACAAAAGCATCGTCGTTAGGAGTTAAAGTTGTTTTCTTAGTTTCAGGTTGAGACGTTCCATGATCTGGATCTTGCGTATCATCAATCAAGAATAAGTTACCAAGCGCATACTTTTTACCGTAACTTGATGCTGATCCAAACTTTTGAGGCATTTGCATACCTTTTTGATCAAGATCAACGCCAACAATCGCACGAGCGTGTATAGCATCGACCCCATCACTAATAATTGCGGTTGATTCTAATATTGGGAACATGCCCATTGGACTCCCTGTTAAATCTTCTGTTACTGTTACTGATACGCCTAGTCTAAGCAGAAACGGTTTGGTTGCTTCAAGAATATCTTCAGCCGATCTAAAATTGTACTTACCGAATGAATTGTATCGCGACTTTTTAGACTTAAACTCAGTCTGTATTATTGCTAACTTTTCATTAAGCGTTAATTCTTTTTCATTTGTTTTTGTTGCCATATATTTGATTTAATTGGTTTAGTTTTATATTAATATAATTACGTATTTTGGCTTCATTTTACATTTAAGTTATAGGAAATCAAGGACTTGGGAGGAATCGACGTTAGCAACTAACTTAGCGATTGCCTGCTTTTTTATCTCTGAAATTCTTACATAAGCACTTGCTCCTTCAATGCCTAATCGGCTAGCAATATCGTTTGCGGAATGTTTATCACAGTCTAATCCATAACTTAAGCGTAACACTTCAAACTCACGATCATCTAAATGTTTTTTAAGTAAACTAGTAAGATATGAATTCATTATTTCTATATTATAAAATTCTGATTGATCAGGAATTTGATATACCATAAATAAGTCATCTTCGCTTTCGTTCATTTGTTCGTCAATGCTTAAGAATATAGAATTAAAAAACATTGCAACTAATGTATGATCCTTGCTGCTATCTTTGCGTATTTCATTTAACTTATGCTCTGGTATTTTAATTGAGCCTCTATTAATGTCTATAGCTCTTCTGATTGAGCCTTTAATTCTTTTGGATAAGAATGACTTAATTACACTTTCTTTATTGTCAGAATTGTTTATTGTATCCCAATCAATGCGATCAATAGCTTGCACTAATCCAATAGATCCATATTGAATTAAATCTGTAATATCTAATACTCCACATGCTTGTGTTGTAGTTGAAAACTTTTTAGCAATATTCTCTACTAATGGTAAAAATTTAGCAATTAGTTTTTCTCTGGTATAGCCGTAAAAATTATCAGACAGGCTATTCTTGTTAACTTGCTTTATATCTTCTTTGTACCTTATGTAGTTTGGTATGTTGTAACTTTTCATAATCCTTTTTCTTTTTTATAGATTTCTAATAGTTCTTTTATGTTGTCAAAATCATAAGGTCTACGTTTTAGTTTACAAACCCTAATCCAATCTGCAAACTCGATAGCAAATTCATCTGTTAGTTTTTCAAAATGATCAAGCATTGATTTATCTTGATTTCTATCAATTAAAAATGAGATCATTGTATTTTCAAACCTTTGTTTTAATGTCATAAACTGTTATTTAATAGTTCTTTTTCTTTTTTAAGTTCATTACTCATGTTTCTGTGTATTGTTCTTGATGTACAGTCAAAATAGGTTGCTAATTTGCTGATCGTAATTTTTTGATTGAGGTCGTGCATGTATAGCATTGCATCGTATATATCTGATTCAGTTACTTTCTTAGTCTTACCAATCATCTTTCCTACAATAGATAACTTTTCATTAATAGTTAATCCAATGTTATCCTTAAATATAATCTTACGGGTTTTATTATAAGGAGGTTCTTCTAAATCATTTAAGGAAACATCATACATCATATTCTGTAATAGTTGTTCACTAACATTAAATGTAACAAAGCCATTCTTTTTATCACATATATATCTTACAATGCTCTCAAACTCATTTTGATCCATGCCAGGATTTAAATACCATATAACATACAAATGCCATTTTAAAGATTTATATGTTGGTATTTTAGCTTTACTTCTAAACAACTCATAACATTCAGTGGTACCTTGTTCATAAAAATAACCCCAGTTATATTCTTGTGTTGGTTGATCATTAATTGGTCCTCTTCTATATATCACTCTGTGTTTATTTAAATAATCTAAATTTCTATCGTGTGAGTTTTTGAACCCTTCTTTAAATTTTCTATTGCCCATAATGGTTGCAAGTTTTTATAATGACACCTTGCGATAATCTCTTCTTGATTATCACAAACACCAATAGGCAATATATGGTCAATATGCCATTTTCCCTGGTTTTCCCAATTCATTCCTTCTTTAAATAATGATTCAATGTGAGATCTAACAATATTTATGTCACCCCCTAATAATTCTTCTCTATTATAATTCCCTTTCCAATCAATTGATTTAACCGCATAATATATTCTGCTTCTTAACACTTTAGTTAATCTAAAATTAATATTTAATTTATTTTTTTGTTTACAATAATTATTTGCATAAGCATTTAGTTTTGCTTTATTATTTTCATAATATTGCTTTTTATATTCTGCTATTTTTTCTTTATTGTTTTCTTTATAAATTTTATCAAGTTCTTTTTTTCTAACTTTATTATTTAATCTATATTGTTTTTGATATTCTAAATATTTAATTTTTTTTAAATCATTCATAATTACAAGTGTCTATGAATAGCTTGTCTACTTATATTAAGTACATTTGCTATAAAGGTTATTGATTCTTCTGGTAATAGTTTTTGTATCATCTTAATTTTATCTTTAGTCTTTAATCTTTTATTGTTACTTATTTCCATAACTTGTTTTGTAGATTCTAAAGATTCTTTCATTTTATTAAGATATGCTGATGATGCTTCTATTTTCCTAATAGTTAATTCTTGACTCCATTTGTAAAGCCATTCATTAAGCCAACTATAAGGTTTTTTCCAGTTATCAAATCCATTAATACAATGCAATTCCCATTTGTTCCCGTGTATTTTATGTAACCACCAGTATTCAAACCCATCAAAAGTAATCTTATGATTTTCAGGTATACATAATGCTTCAAGATCTTTAGTAGACCAACTCGTTATATTCATATCTATTTCCATTTGGTTATATTTATATTATTACGTGTTTACACTGGGATTTACATTAACTGTAAACATTTATTTTGTTATTTGTTGATTATTAATTAGTTATATATAAAATAATTTATATATTATAATGGTTTGTTTTTAATTTATTTATGTGTATAGCAAATGTGACATTAGCCTATTACTTTAATATATTAATTAGCTAGTGTCGCATATCTAACTACTCTAGCTTTTTATTGTTTAATGATTCTCTCAATTTATTTATTTCTTTTTGTATTTCACTGGCTTTTTCATAGTCCTCGTTTTCCACGGCTTCTGCCTTAAATACATTAAGCCTTACTATATCCGCTATTAGTTGATCTCTATCAGCTTTAACGTAGAATTGATTCTCCCACTCTTCTTGCTTGGCTAATATCTTTTGGAATACTGCTTCAGCCAATTGCTCAATTTGTTCTTCTGTCATATTATTTTTTTTATATTAATATTATCAATTGTTATTCGTGTTCAGATTGTAAATGTATTTGTATCTTGCGGGTTTCACATCCCATTTTATGTTTATTACCTGCCAAATGACAGTAAGCACACTTCTCTGTAATAATTTTATATCCTGTTTCAATATGTTGAAAGTCTTTAACTATATAGTCTTTAAAACCAAAACTATTTAATGACATACCTATATTAATGTAAGGACCGCCACTAGGATCAATCATATCAATTTTATCTTTCAAAGATTCAACCATTACTACATACTCAGGATAGTAATGACTACTAGTTTCATCATCCCATTCATGCACAGCTTTTTTAAATTCATTAAAACTAAGATTGCCTCCATCATGAACATAAGCATTGTATGCTTTAGAATAATCATTAGGATAACTTAATCTGCAAAATTCAAAATTACCTTCCCATAAGACGTCTTGATGATCATCTTCAGTGAATGTAAATATATCGGAATATCTGTTTTTATATGTTGTCATATTATTCTAATTCTTTTAATATATTACCATGTCTATCTAACCATCCATCAACTATTAAAGCCGTAACTGTTCTACCATAATGACCTTGCAAACTGTATTGCATTTTCTCTTTTGTAATTGTAGAAAACATTTCTAATGTTTCTGGATCACTAAGCATACCCATTTCATATTCCATCATTTGATCTACTAAATCTTTTGTTCTTGTCATAATTTATTATCTTTTTCTATTAAACTTAATATATAACTATATACTTCTTGATCTTTTAAATGGGCTTCCATTAATTGTTCTTGACGGTCTTTATCTACACTCCAGAATAGATCTCCTGCCATACTTTCATTTAATAGGTGGAAATACTTAGCCCACATTTTGTCTTTTGCTCGTTCTTTTATTTCGTCTGTTATCATAACTTTTCTATTTCTTTTTTAACATCAATCCAATATCTTTGTCTAATATTTGGAACTTCGAAGTGTGTTTCATAAATTAATTCATCAACTGCTATTAATGCACATTGTTTAGCAAAACTAATAGTATTCATTGGTATTAAACTATAATATATTAGCATTAATTCTCTAGCTTTGTCTTCTGGCTTCATAATACTGCGGGTCTAGTTATTACAGATTCGTTTGCATTTTTTACATTAACTTTTTCAGCTTCGTAGTAATTCCAATAAGCTTCAACGCTATTGCCGGGAACTTTGTATTGATCAGGCATGCATTGTGGCATTGGTGTTAAATCAACTTTAGTAATATTATTTGGAACTTTGCATAATGCACCGCTACATTTTAATATAGTTAAATGTTTTTTGCCATAACGTCGTGTATATTCGTTACCTAACGCAATCATGTGGTCATATAACCATACGTAATTAGATATTGATTCACGAGCCCATATTGCTGATGGATGGTTTTTATGAGTTGCTTTGTAAGGTACATTTGCGTTTTCACCATCAGAAATAATGTGAGCAGTGCATAATAATTGTGCGGATTCTAGGATCATTTTTACTACATGCTTGTTATACATATATTTAGCCGCTTTTTCAGGATCTGTGGACAGATAAAATATATTCATAGTTTAATTTAATTGGTTACATTAATATTATCATTTAACATTCGTGTTTAGACTGTGAGTCTTAATTTGGAACTAAAAGAGGAATCGAACCCCAAAACCCGTCGGTTGTGACAATGCCCGGAGACTGAAACAGATCCGTTTAGCCCAGCACTTAGTTCTTAGATGACCAGGGAACCGGTTATTTTCTTTATTCCCCTTTCCGTTACAACCCTCTGATCAAGATTGGTAATATTTACGTAACGCCAGCACGGCCAACTAACACGTTATGTACAACGTGTATAGCAACTATGCTTTCTTAAATCTGTAGAAAGCTAATACGTATTTGTTTAAGAATTTACCTTTAGATGGGGCTTCTCTTAAACCATTTACAACATGAGTAGGTACATTAAAGTATTCGTACTCTCTACCGTTTTTGAATAATACAAAAAGTCTTTCAACATTTGGATAATAAGACACTTCTGAAATCGCGCTACTATCAACAGTTAGTCTTTCAACTAAGTTTACATTTGTCATAGTTATTTAATTTAATTGGTTACTAATTTAGATGATTCAATAAGGTATGTCATCTCCTTGGCTTTCATTAAGTTATACGTTTTATTTTGTGTCATTGTGCCAGACCGTTGAGGTGATGGCAATGTAATTGCTCGCTGATTTGCGCAATCAAATATCGCTACTTGATCATTAATTATACCGGTATATATTGCAGTCTCAAGATCGTCAATATTAATACTAATATCTAAAAATACTTGTTTGCCATCAACCCATCCGCCTAGGAATGATTCGTCTTTGGATAATTGTTTTACATGCTTTACAAAGTATTGTTTAATATCTTTGTTTTCAAAGTCATCAAAATAAAACTGTTCTTCGAAACCTGCAAGACTAACCATATATCCAGTTGATGGATTGAATGAGCCAGTTGTTGCATTATAACTGAATCCGCCAGTTAAAGATAATTCGCTAAATAAAGTACTTAAATTCATATTATTATTTTGTTTCAATTATTAATTCACCAAATGCTTCTTGAAATCTGTCTAACATAATCTCATCTAATTCTTCTGTAATAAAATCTGTGTTTACACTTACATTGTCGATAGATATACGATTATCATAATCAATACTAAATTCTGCTGAATGAGTATCTACAATTTGATCACTATCGTAAAGCACACGCTCTAATGCTTCACGTACATTTGAATTAAATTCTTGGAATTGTTCTTCAGTAATACCAGTAGTAGATTTTATTTCATTTGCAGCATATAATACATTAGTTCGTAATTTACTTAATATATCTACTACATCATCTTTGCTGAATACACTTGGAAAAGCATTTATTGCATCACCTATTTGGCATTCAAATAATTCGTTTATTTTATCCATTTTATTATATTTTATTTGTTACATTTATATTATCGTTTGTTATTCGTATCTGGACTGTAAGGCTCCATGATCTTCTACAATATCGGCAAGAGTTGTATACAATACTTCAAAGACTTCTTGCATTTTATGTTGTTGCTCGTTGGTTTGGCATTTAAGGTTTACACCAAAGTCGCGATAAATTTGATCCGCTAATAATTCATTTGCTTCAAAGATAGCTAATTTAATTAGGTTCTCTTCCTTTCTTGTCAGTACTCTCATATATAGTTAGTTCTAATGTATTGTTAAACACTCGGGCATAGGCTTCTGTCATTTTTTCATTATCTGCATAGTGTACAGACCTTACGGTTTCACGCATCCATATTTCGAATGCTTCCGCTTCTTTAAATGCTAGTTTTTCTTTTGTCATATTTATTCTATTATTTTTATGAATTTATTGTTTTTATCGAATAATAAGGTCAACTCAAACTTACGGTCAATTGCACTAAACATCTCCTCAATATTCATGAATTGCATTGCCATCATGAAAGCATTGATGTCACCGTCAAAGCCTTGCTCACGAGCAAACGTGTATAGCACAGCCGCATCAATACGGTTTTCGTTGCGCATTTTAATATACTGCTCTTTCATTAATATTTATTTTTAATATCAGATAGTGTTAAGTTATTATGGTTCCATAGTCTAGTCACACTAAAGGTTTTAGCTTTACGATTCGCTGCACCCTTCATTTTAGTCTTCACTTGTTTATAATCTTCACTTGTAAAACTCTTACATAAGCCATCAATATTCACTGCATTGATTCTATTTGCTCTGTTACGTGCTTTCTTTTCTTCAAGATATTGGCACGCTTCTTTCATGTTGTTCGCTATTACTATCATATTATTTTTTATTATTCCCATCCTTCTATTAATATTTTACTACCGTTCCATTGTTTACCGTTGATATACCACAACCAATTCTTTTGATTAATTCTATAATTGCCGTTTAACAATTGCAGTAAGTAATTCAACCGCTCTTTTGTTGTATTAGTATACCAACCGCAGGAGTCAATATATATTCTACCGTCTTTTGTTTTAGTTGCAATGGTATTACCCCATAATCTAAGATAGGTTACATCACCATTTGTATTTACTTCCATGTTTTCTCGTTTAAATTCTTTGCTTGCTAAAAAAGCATGCACTGAATCCATTGTTATTTTCTTTGCCATATTATTTTCTTATATAAGTGAAACCTTTGTGATTAAAAAACTCAGTGATACCGTCTTGCTCTTTGTCAGCGTTAAAGATGAAGCCAAACGTGGGTGGTAAATCTCCAACAAGATATGGAGTGTATAATACTCCGTCGATACGTATTAATTGGTTCTTAAGGAATTTAATTTTTTTCATAGTTGTTATATTTTGTTACATTAATATTATCAATTTGTTATCGTGTTTAGATTGTAAGTTAGTCTTTACTTGTATTACTATTGTCAAAGAAAGATACCGTTGCATTATAGTTTAGCTCAGCAATTTTAGAGTGCTTGAACTTGTTCTTGATTTGGTCGGTACGCCATTCATTAACTACACATAAGTGTTGTGAGTGTATGCCATTGCCACCAATCATACATTTGTACATTGTTAACTCTGGTCTTAAAGGATGCGTATACGCTATTATTCTATACTCTGTTTGCATAATTATTATTTTGTTAATGTTGCTTTTACTAACGCGTCGTTTAATTCAACCCAATATGTAAAACCTTCAGGGGTATTATCAAATCTAAAGAAACCACATAAACCTTGACGGTCAAACTTGCGAGTTAATTTATAATAATAAAAACCTAATGCAACATCAGGGTTATCGTTATCCCAATCGTTAATGGTATTATTAAGGATTTTAGCTTGTACTTCTTTAGTTAATAAGTTTAATACTTTTTTTGTTTTCATAGTTATATTTTTATTTACATTTATATTATCAATTTACATTCGTATTAGGATTGTAAATCTTCATCTTCACCATCCCAATCGGTAAACTCGCAGTGTTCTAAACAATCGCCACACAATTCATCATATATATGGTGTCTACCTGCACCACAACAATCGCTATATTCTTCCATAATTAACCATTATATATTTCAAATTCAACATCATCGAAGTCATTATAGTCTAATACTATTTCTTCGCCACAATACATTTCTTCCGCTAATAGTCTTGCGTCAATTTCATCATCCGCTTCTACTTCAACTATTTTACTTAAATACTCGGTTATTTTTACTTGATATTTCATATTTATTATTTTTTTAAAATCTTTAATCTCTTAAATTTCTATACTCAAAGTATGCCCATATTGCAGCGTTGATTTTACCTATCTCGTCATTTCTTTCGTCTAGATACGGTTCAATAGCATTGTAAAAGTCGGTTAAGTCAGGGTCAATCATTGAATATACTTCCTTAAATAACTCTAAATCGTCACCTTGCATCCAATTTAACCCAATTATCTCGTCATTTGAGCGAAAAATCAACACATATCTATCGTCGTTCTCGCACCATACTATTTCTCTACTTTCTACTAATTTATAATTCATAGTTTTACTTGATTTTGTTACATTTATATTATCATTTTACTTTCGTATTCGTTTTGTAAAGAGGTTGAACTTCATTTACTCGAAAAAAAGTTAAGGGGGTTATTATAGAGTATCTCTCTATTTGTCAAGTAATTATCAAAATTTACTCTATTTTTCATCATTTTGTTGTTATTAATGTTATTTTGTTACATTTATATTATCAAATTGAGTTCGTGCTCGGCTTGTAAGGGGTTTTAGCGGATTTGCTATACGCGTTTTACCTAAAAATCGTAGAATTTGGGTATGGTGTAGGACGGAGTCTACTCTTTCGACTATATTTCAAAGCCAGACCATATATATTATCAAAAAAAGACCGTGTTTGGGCTGTATGCTATACACCCGTCCCGGGTTGTTCCGATGGAACACTTTGTAAAAGTGTGACATTAGCTCATTAAACTAATAAAATAACAGGCTAACGTCGCATATTTACTTTAGGAACACTGTTGTACAATGCGCACTGTGTTCAATCACTCCTTGTTGGTATCCTAGATACAATCCTAGTGCAAATAATGCTGGTATAAGGACCATTATTGCTACTATTTCTTTGTCTGTTGCTTTTAATTTCATATTCTTTATAGTTTATTAGTTGTTACAGTTATATTATCATACAGGAGCCGTATTTGCTTTGTAATAAGAGCGATCAATGACTACAGCGTGTTGAGGTTGCAGCAGCAGCTTATTCAGCTACTACTTCCAACTGTTCAATCGTAGCCAAATGTCTCACATTGCTTGGCATATCGGTTGATTGTGACCAGTACTCACGCTTAATCCAGCATGGCATGATAGATAGCTTAGGTAGCATTACTTTCAATACCTCATCGTGATTGTAAGTTACTTTTTGATTCTTGTTGTTCACGAATGTGATTACTTGGTTTCTACCGAACCATGACTTACGTACTACGAAGTTTGCTCTTTCGATTGGTGGATAGATTGCTGCCAATTCTTCTTGACTTAGTTTTGCAATAGCTTGTGCTAATAATTCTTTGTTGTTCATAATATTAAATTTTAATTGTTATTGTTATTTGTTTACATTTATATTATCAAATACTTGTCGTATTTAGTTTGTAAGTAATTCACTCGCTTAATAAGATTACAGCGTGTTGAGGTTACCCCATCATTCCAAAGGATACGTTGTTGAACTCTCCCATGATTACACCGATTGCAATCCTAACAATTCCGTAGATAGCAATAGTAGTTAACGCTGCTTGATAAGAGAACAATATAATCTCTCCCGTGTTTTTAAACTTTCTCATAGTATATTTATTATTTGTTACACTTATATTATCAAATACCAACCGTACTCGGACTGTAAGTGCTATACACGCTTCGCGTTGCTCGCTTCGCTCGCTTGTCATTCCCAATGATTACAGCGTGTTGAGGTAGGGTACCGATCAGCATCATTCATTATATTATATCATCCATCACACATGATCAATCGTCATCACTGAACACCATCGCAACGCACAGCACAGTTGTTACGCCTAACTATTCCCAAACATTCTGCAGGATTCATCAATGCCTAATAGGTGATCTGATATGTTACATGAAAACTCAGGGGACCCGGGTAAACCAAACGCGTTTCCTTTTTAAGCGAACTAAGTAGAAATAAGTATGTAGCCCCTTACTTATATATTTGCAACGCTTTTCCAAAATACCCCTACTCCAAAAAATTTTTTATAATATTTTTTTTTATACCTTATGGGGTATGATATTATACGCTTTAGTGTATAATATACCTTATTGGGTACACTTATTATAATAAATGCACATCATTAAATTATAATTTTTAAACGAATAATGCGACATTAGGTAGTTATATTATTAAGTAGTGGGCTAACGTCACACTGTAAATATGGAGTGATATACGTAATTGTATAAACTATACCAAACTGGTTTATTATGGCTTTTAAATTACGATCACAATCTCCTTTATTGAAACAGAAATTATCACCGAAAGCGGCGAAGGCTAAAGCGGTGAGAGATTTGGCATATGCTAAGACGGATGATAGAACGGCAAAGAAAGCCCATGCGCAAAGAATGCATAGGAAACACCCTAATGGTAAAGGTATGGACTATGATCATGAAGATGGCAGATTTGAATCAGTGAAGCAGAATAGAGGTAATGAGGGAGAGGGCACTAAAAAGGAAAGTGGTAAGAACTATAAAATAAAATAACATGCAAAGAAAAGGTATAGGCCCTCAGGGATTGGGTGTTAAAGGACACAATGGATATTGGGTTGGTGATGCTTCAACTATTTCGCCGTTTAAAGAAATGATTAGAAGAGCAGATGGATCTATGTCTGAAAGAGGTTTATGGGATAATATTAGAGATAATAAAGGATCTGGTAAGAAACCAACTAAAGCTATGCTTGAAGAAGCAAAAAAAATTAAAAAGAAAAAATAACTAAAAAATAAAAAGATATGGCAATTATTCCAGCAGACGAGAAAGTCTTTATGGTAGACAAAAGAACTAACACTACATATGGTGGTAGTCAAGCATTACAAGATATGCAACAATGGTACACAATGCAAGATGTTGCGGATAGTGTGCAACCTTACAAAGTATTTACTGCTTTATTAACGCAGAGTGGTGGGGATGATCCATATAGTATTGGAGCGGAAAGTCCTATAACGTTAGGTATAACTTATTATATTTCCGATAATAGTAATGATGTTGATTTAACGGTATTTGGGGCTCCAAATAGCAATATAGGGACCTCATTTATATGTACAACGGCTGGAACATTACCAAACGATCCTGGAGTTCTACTTACGTATAATACCGGAACCCCTGTTGCAACAGTACTAGAGAACACTATTGGTAATATATGGTTTCAATATATACAAGATGGTAGATATGGAATACATTCTGTTGATTTATTTGATAATCTTAAAACATTTATAAACGGAGCAAGACTAAGTAATGACGGTTATGCTACTTTTAATCAATTTATTGACGGATCTGGCACACCAACGAATAGAGGCTATTTTTTTAGACTTGATCAAGGAAATGAGACTTTCATTGAATTAAATACAATGAAAGATCCAGGCGACTTTCAAAATGACATTATACCATACCCTATATGTATTGAAATAAAAGTATACAATTAATATGAAAGCTAAATGTGCATGTGGAAGATGTGCTAGTTGTAAATCACCACTTAAAAAAACTGCTGCTTGGACACGTAAAGAAGGTAAAGATTAATGAAGGTTTGTAGCAAATGTAAAGAACACTTAGAATTATCTGATTTTTATACTACGGGCAAAAAAGCTGATGGTTCACCAAAATATCAATCCTGGTGCAAAAGCTGTATATCATATAAAATGAAAAGCTATCATAAGAAAACCTGGGGTGATGAAAAATTGCAATTTACTGCGTTTAGGAGAACAAGATCTGTTAGATCATTCATTACGTACTTAAGAGCTAAAGCAGTCAAAAGGAAAAACGCATGCTTGTCGATTGATGATCTAGAAAAAATATGGAGTAATCAAAATGGAAAATGCGCACTTACCGGCTGGGAACTTACTATGATATTAGGAAATGGCAATATACCAACTAATGCATCAATTGATAGGATAGATTCAAATAAAGAATACATTGAGGGGAATGTTCAATTTGTTTGCAGAGCTGCAAATGTATTTAAATCTAATGCAACCAAAGAATTTTTATATAATATGTGTGAAGCAATAATTAAAAACAAAAATGGAGAAAAAAAAACATAAAACAGCCGAGTGGACTCGTAAAGAAGGGAAGTCAGAAACAGGTGGATTAAATGCAAAAGGTGTAGCGAGCTATAGAAGAGAAAATCCAGGAAGTAAATTACAAACTGCGGTAACTAAAAAACCATCGGAATTGAAACCAGGCAGTAAAGATGCAAAGCGTAGAAAATCATTTTGCGCAAGGATGTCTGGTATGCCAGGTCCTTTGAAAAAACCAAATGGTGAACCAACAAGAAAAAAATTAGCACTTGATAAGTGGAACTGCTAAATAGAAATTAATGGCAATAATATACAGTTACCAAGAAAATGAAGACTTACTAAATTCCGACATGCTTGTGGGAACGGCTACCACATTACATAATGGTAAAGTCCGTAAGATAACTAAGAACTTTACTCTTGGACAACTAAAAACTTTTATTAATACAGGAGATTTAATATTAAGTAACGGAGGAACAAGTGGCCCTGCTACATTAATAGATAATGTATTAAACATACCAGTTTACCAAGGACAAATAACACTTACAACAACTGGATCTTCAGGAGCAGCTACATTAATAGGTAATACATTAAATATACCACAATACGGTGGAACACCTCCAACACCAACTTTAAACCAGGTTTTAACCGCAGGTAACACGTCTATTATAGATGCAAATATAGGTACATTAGGCATTTGGGACGTTGTTGAAGGTGCTTATGCTAAGATTAGTTCTACTGATAACTTATTTGTTATAAAAGACCCTTTAACAAATACGTTGCTTTCTATGGAGCAGGGTACTTTATATCTAAATAAAACAAATTCAATTAACGCTAAAATATCAACTGGAAATTTAACGTCAAGTAGAACGTTTTATTTTCCAGATGCTACGGGAACGATTGCATTGTTAACCTCATTAAGCTCTGCAGCAACCGGATTAACATATACAAATACAACTGGCGTATTCAGTTTAACATCTGGATATTCCATACCAACAACATCATCTCAATCAAATTGGGATACCGCATATACAAATAGAATAACAAGTTTAACAACAACTGGAACGGGTGCTGCTACATTAATAGCAAATGTGCTAAATATACCAACCCCACCAACAGCTACGTTTACTTCTTTAACAACAACTGGTTCTTCCGGATCATCCACTTTAACAGCGGGAGTTTTGAATGTGCCTACTTATACTTTAGCAGGCTTAGGTGGTGTACCAACAAGCAGAACGCTTACTATAAACGGAACTGCTTACGATTTAACTACGGATAGATCTTGGAGCGTAGGAACTGTAACATCGGTTGGCTTATCAATGCCTTCCGCATTTACTGTTTCAAGTAGTCCAGTTACTGGATCAGGAACAATAGCAGTTACAGGTGCAGGAACGGTGTCGCAATATGTTAGGGGGGATGGAACATTAGCTAATTTTCCAAATTCAACAGGTGGGGGTGCATCGGTTAATTATTACCTTAACGGTAGTATTTCTCAAGGTACATTTGGAGGAGATACTTATTATCAAATGAGTAAAACTCCAATACTTGGAGCAGGTACTAATTTTATAAGAACAAATGGTGCAGGTAATGGGTATATTGCATCATTCCTAACTGACGCAGGAGACCCTTCATTTTTAAATATACCGGGAGGTAATTGGAATTTAGAGCTTTATTTTCAATCAAGTGCATCAGGAGGTAGCCCACAATTTTATGGCGAAATCTATAAAGTTAGTGCTACAAATGTTTTTACACTTGTTGCAAGTGGTTCAGCAAATCCTGAAGGTATTACAAATGGCACAACTGTTGACCAATACTTTACTTCAATTCCTATGCCCCAAACTTCATTACTTATTACGGATAGATTAGCAATTCGTATTTATGTAATTACAGGAGGAAGAACTATAACCTTACACACAGAGAATGGAAATCTTTGTGAGGTTCTTACAACATTTACAACAGGTTTAACCGCATTAAATGGATTAACTTCTCAAGTACAATATTTTGCAGTTGGAACATCAGGTACAGATTTTAATATATCATCTGCTACTGATACACATACGTTTAATTTACCAACGGCTTCGGCAACTAATAGAGGGGCATTAAGTTCTGCTGATTGGAGTGTGTTTAATGGAAAATTTAATTTACCAAGTTTAACAAGTGGCTCAGTATTATTCTCAAATGGGACAACAATAGCTCAAGATAATGCTAATTTCTTTTGGGATGATACTAATAATAGATTAGGTATTGGAACATCAAGTCCAACTACATTATTAGATGTTAGAGGTGGATTTAATGTAAGCGACGGGACAAGCACTGTTAGAATAGTTAATTCTGGGGGAGTTGGATTGATTGGCACGTTAACAACACATCCGCTTGCTATTAGAACGGACAATACAGAAAGAATGCGTATTAC